AAAAGACGAAGCGGGCAACGTGACCAAGATATCTCCGCACAACGAACAGGGTGAGTGGGAATACTATTCAAGGAACACCAAAACTGGTAAAACTGTCCGTGTCAACATGGAAGAGATGATCAGAGACATCGAGAAGTTAACTGGTAAAACATATATCCAAGACAAATAGTTGACAAATATACTATTCTAGTGTATAAATAATTTCGCATAACAACAGACACACAAACACAAACAAAAGGAGAATGTTATGGCAAACACAACACGAAACGGCTACGAAATCAGGGCCGACCTATTAGGACTAGCGAAAGATATCGCTCAGTTCAACTACTCGGTAAAATTAAACGAATACGAAATGAGCGCCAAGAAAGATGGTGATCAGGTAGTGACTGAGTTTAAATTTCCAACAATCTCAGCCGAGGACATCATAGAGCAGGCCAAGAAGTACAACGACTTCGTGACCAATGCTGTGCCACAAGGCAACGAGACCGCGAAAATACTGATGGAAAATGTCAGACAGTTCAATGACAAGGTGCAGGAATCATTCAATCCGGCCAAGATCACAGAGAACGTGAAACAGTTCCAGGACAGCGTGAAAAGTTACACAGAGGCTTTCTTCAGCAAAGCAAAGAAAGACTAGAACAATAATGTTCAACGCGGGCAATTTCCAGGAATATGACTATGAATCCGAATGGATGGAATGTTCCTGGAAAATTGCCTATGGACAAACCCATTTAGTAACCTTATACAGTTACAAAAATTTAGACAATAAGGTCCAAAATAGTCTGTAATTTTCCTTTTATACTTTTATTGTTAAGAGTATTTCTTAGGCCAGCGTGTAAATTTTTTGGCCAACATTCGAAAGCACACCAGGCATACGAAGAATGCTCGTGATTTAATCGAGGCAGGAATTCATCCTGTACGGCTATTACATATGTATTGAAAAAAAATTTTTGATCATTTGATGTAAAAAGTTCTAGTGGAATAACTTTCTTAAAGGTAGGAGTAGAACCTAGTTCCTCTTTAACTTCTCTTTTTAATCCTTCAAATGGACTTTCTTGAAAACGTGCTTTACCTCCTGCCAATCCCCATAGACCTTTTGTTTTTCCATCAGTTCTCTGAAGAAACAAAAACCGTTTGGTGTTTACAGCATAGAACAATGCACCCGAACAAATTATATTTTTTTCCATTTATTGATTATAACACAAGAGTCCACTTGCCCGCAACATAGATTCCTTCATAACTTTTAACCCATGCACCATTAGTGAATTTGTATTGTATACCGGTGTTTGAATTTGTGACATATGCCACTGTGGAATCCGGATCAGAAGCGTCCCATACCACTCCCCATTTACCAGTGGAACTATTATATTCTATGATGTCATTTACACTGGCTCTAAGATTTCCCCAAGCGGAGGCATCAAACGTGTTTGTAGAATCACCTACATCGTTGACAACAAGATATCTAGTTCCGTTTGTTGGTGTGCCAGGATCGAAAGTTAATGGATTTATAATTTTACTAACATTTGTAAGAGTGTTTGCAGGCACGGTATCTGCGTCTATGCTGAAAACCAAAATAGATTCATCCAACGGTGAAGGAGCAATCGTACCCACAACTTCGTTGCCATTTTCCTGCACTAATTTTATCTGCGAAATTCCATTTGTAATTTTACCATATTGGTTCAATAATGTGTTCCAATTTATAGGTGGACCAAATGTTGTGAAAGGATCTAGATCTGTTGCTGATGCACCTGTGTAGTATCCGTCACCGCCCGAGCCAACATTTATTCCTGTTGTGCCAAACAATCGTAATTGGTTTCCTGATAAAAATAAATTGAAATTGCCTGGTGTGATATAACTTCGCGAAAGCAAAGAACCATCTATCAATCCTTTTGATATTCCGCCGTCGTCGTCGTAAACGCTCATTATAATTTTTTCGATTACACCAAGTTTAGAAACTTTTACTGGCGGTGATAGCCATATTGGCATAGAAAATGTCATTGATGCCACATCAATTTCGGTCTCTGTTCCAATTGGAATTGTCCTTGATGAAAATGTTACATTTTGTAATTCTATATAACTTAAACTGGTCCAGTCGATGTAGTTGTCTGACTTCTGTATTTCAAAGTCGGGATTGAATAGATAAAGAATCTGCTCCATTATCTGTAATTTCATATCTGTATTTGTGGTAAAAATATCTGCTTGAACATTTAAACGGAACGGTGATGGCATGACCTTTTCGATGGTATATCCCGCACCCAAATTTTCATTGTAGGTGCCATCGGCATTTCTGTCTCTCTGCTTAAGATGTTGTTTTTCGATGTGATATGGATTCTGCATACGTTCTCTGTCGTATTCTAATCCTATGATATATGCCGCAATCTTAGGGGCATAGACAAGAGAATTTTCTGAGTTTTGTTTTAAGATATTTGCAACTTGTCTGGTTACATCACCATAGACAACTGGTACCTGTTTTAGTTGTACTGTGCCGTCGGCACCTTTTCCTGTCTCAATGTTAAAATTACTCAACACTCTTATAAATTGAGTTAAAAATTTTCTTATCTGTCCTTCGTAAAAATGTAGCATTAGTCATCAGCCTTTGGTTTGAGTGCATCTGTTAGAGATTGCCTTTGTTCAACAGTCAATCCGTTTATGGTAGAACTAGAACTGTTATTGATAAAACCTGTTTTATAGTTAGACCTTGAATCGTTATTTGTCGTTGTTAATCTGACAGCATCTTCTACTTTGACCCATCTTGTACCGTCGTACCTAAATAATCTGTTTGGTAGATAGTCTGTTCTCAAGAAATAATCTCCCTTGTCTATACTCGACGTAGGAAAACTTGTTCCATGGCCTGCTACATAACCATTTGGCGGTATGCCGTCTCCGTCTATATAAAATCCATAGTGAGATGCGGCCGGTGTATCTATCACAGCATTGATTGATTCGTCTGAGGATGCCTGGCCTTCTGATATACCTTCTTTTCTCACATTTCCTCTTTCGTCTATAGGAGTGACATAATATTGTTTATAGTTGAAACCAGATTTGGGAGCGTCTGCTTCGGCCTGTGCAACAATCTGACTGTTAATTTCTTTTTCTCTATTATATGTGCTCATATACGAAGACAGACTGTTTCCTGTGTCTCCGACCTCTTTGTCCAATATGTCTTTGAATTCTTGTGAATCTACCAAAGATTTTAGTTTCAGTCTCAAAAGGTGAGGCCACCAAGTTTGCGAAAATCCTTCAGCCGCCCTATTCACATCTTCTACCACATAAAATCTTTTCAAAGCAATTGGTATATTTTCGTCTAATGAAAAATCATCTTTCATGTGAGGTAGTTCTATAACATCTCCGGACATTATTTTCCTTCCAATTCTTTCCACGGTATCGTTCAAATGAACAGTCATGAACACTGTGTCGTTTTGAAGAAACATTCCAAATTGTGAAAGATTGAAATCAGCATCTTGCACATTGTAGATTCCCCTAATTATATAAATGTCGTCTGAGTATTTCCTGTCTCTGTTCTCTAAAAATAACAAATCTTGTATTGTTCTCTCATTAAGTGAATCTCCAGAATACTGTGGTTGTGTAGGTGAAGCGTCACCGTCTTTATTTGTAGATCCCTGATCATAAGGGCCTAGATATTTGTGGAGATAGATGTCAGTGCCACCCACAGTAAACATTTCTCTGATGTTACGGTCAAAAAATTTGTAATCATTGCCTTTTTCAGGCTTGTATATAGACAATCTTGGCATACAGACATATTTATAGTATTTGCCGCAACGGTAAATATGTGTATGTCAGAACTTCAAACAGGACAACAAGAAATTTTTGATTATGTAAAGACCAATCTGGGAGATGGTATGGTGGATGTAGAATTAGACCCAAAACACTATCAAACGGCGTTGGAAAGGGCGATAAACAGGTATCGACAACGGTCTTCAAATGCTGTTGAAGAATCATATGCTTTTTTGGAACTTAAAGAAAATCAAAACAAATATATCTTACCCGACGAAATTATTAATGTAAGACAGGTAGGAAGAAGAACTGTGGGTTCACGTACAGAAGGTGGACAAGGAGGAACTTTGTTTGAACCATTCAATCTTGCCTACACAAACACATACCTTTTGAGAGCGGGTGCTACAGGAGGTTTAGCAACTTACTACGCTTTTGCCAGTTATCAGGAGTTGGTAGGAAAAATGTTTGGAAGTTTTATACAGCATCATTATGATGTAGCAACGAAGACATTGACCATAACACAAAGACCAAGAGCCGATTCCGAAACAGTGGTTTTACACACTGACAACTATAGACCAGATATAACTCTTTTCAAAGATATCTATTCAAAACCCTGGTTACGTGATTACACTCTGGCAGTGTGCAAAGTGATGCTGGGCGAGGCCAGAGGCAAGTTCAATACCATAGCGGGACCACAGGGTGGCACAACCCTAAATGGAGATGCTTTGAAAAATGAAGGCAATGCCGAGATGGAAAGACTCGACCAAGAGATCAACAACTATCAAGAAGGTGGCTCACCTTTCAGTTTTGTTATAGGTTAATTCTTTAAGCAATACAATTAAATACACAGCAACTTAGGCAAAAGAAAGGCACATAATTATGGCAAGAAACAAATACTTCTCAAAACTTTCTGAATTATCTTTCAGACAACTCAAGCAATTGACAATAGCATTCGAAGTACTTCTCAAGGCAGGACCAAATTGGAAAATAACATTCCATTTATTGAATGCTGTAAGAGAAATCAAAAAAGAACTAGAAAATAGACTTAAAGACTTGAAAAACAAATAAAAACCTGTTACTATAATCCTTATGCTTATAGGTTTAGTTGGTTTGATAGGTTCTGGCAAAGACACAGTCGCGGCCAGACTGGTACAGGAACACGGATTCAAGAGAGATTCTTTTGCCAAAAGTCTTAAGGATGCTGTGTCGTTGATTTTCAACTGGGACAGAACTATGCTGGAGGGACAAACCAAAGATTCACGTGAATGGCGTGAGAAAGAAGATAAATTTTGGTCACAGAAATTTGGAAGACCAATAACCCCACGCTGGGTGCTTCAACATTTTGGAACCGAAGTATGCCGGGGTGGAATGCTTGACTCTATATGGGTGGACAGCCTAGTTGCTAGATACCACGGCGAAAAAACAGTGATATCAGACACCCGTTTTGTAAATGAAATCAAAACAATCAGAGAACAAAATGGAAAAATAATTCTAGTAAAACGTGGCGAGATTCCTAGCAGAGAAGAAATGCAGGCATCTGGTGCTCACCAATCGGAATGGGATTGGATCGGATGCAAGTTTGATTATGTTCTAGACAATACTAATACACTAGATTCTCTTCACAGCAATACCGATCAAATGATCAAGAATCTACTTCAAGATCCCCAATAGTCCATCCAAGATCCTGTGTGCTCTTAAGCCGCTGGCAGTTAGCACAAATTGTTTTTAGATTGTAAACGCTGGTGTTGTTCCTGTTGCCGTCTACGTGATATACGTCCATTTGATCCTGCACAACTGCCCTGAAACCACATAATTCACACTTGCTTTTCTTTTTATACCCAGCAGTTTGCCATCTATTCAACCCTCCGGTATTTTTGTTTTTGTTCTTTCTTATACAGGAATCACAAAGTCGCCTCCAGTAGATCTTGTCGCTTTTCCTATAGGCATAGGCCCTGGGTTTATCTTGGCAGTTAGAACATAAGGGTCTTTTCATATACACTATTTAAGTGCCCTATATAGGTACCAAAAGATCAAGAATTTAGCCGCGTTTTACCGTAAACACAATAAATACATCAGTTATTACTTGCAAGGAGAAATAAATGGCATTAACATCACCAGGAGTAGAAGTTTCAGTTATAGATGAAAGTTTTTACGTACCATCAGACGCTGGTACTACACCACTTTTAATTGTAACTTCATCAAAAGACAAATTAAATGGTGCCGGTTCAGGCACAGCGGCAGGAACAACATCTGCTAACGCAAATCAGGTTTACTTGATTTCATCACAAAGAGAATTAACAGAAACATTTGGAGATCCAACATTTTACACAGATGCTTCAGGAAATCCTATCAACGGATATGAATTAAACGAGTACGGTCTACAAGCCGCATATTCTTTTTTAGGTATAGCCAACAAAGCATTTGTAATGAGAGCCAATATTGACTTATCTGAGTTGATAGGTTCTGCTGTGGCTCCGAGTTCAAATCCATCAGACGGTACTTACTGGTTAGACCTTGCATCATCAGTATACGGTATTTTTGAATGGTCAAGAACAAATCAGGCATTCACAACTATTACTCCTAAACTTATCATTTCAACAAGCGACCTAGTTGGAAACGTTTCAACTGGTGCTCCAAAAACAAGTTATGGATCAAAAGGTGATTACGCAATTAATACCACACACGTAACTAATAAAATGTATTACAAAAATGATTCAAACAGTTGGGTACAACTTGGATCAAGTGCGTGGCACAACAGCCATCCAACTATTGAAGGTACAGTAACTTCTGGAAATATCACTTCTGGACATTCTATAGTAATCAACGGTACAACTGTAACATCAACAGGAACTTCTAGATCAGGCTTTGCGACTGTAATTAACAACGCAAACATTCCAGGAGTTAGTGCGGCAGTCGATGCTACAACAGGAAAATTTGAAATATACATAAATGGGTTGGCATACGGTGATTCAACTGAAACTAACACTATTAGAATTTCAAACAACTCAGGAACACTTTTAACTGATTTAGGAATAACTGCTGGTTTGTATAAAGGACCAGAATTCCTACAGGCGGCTCACACGTCAAGACCAGAATGGAAAACTGCCGATGATGACAGACCCAACGGTTCAGTTTGGTTCAAGACAACCACTCCAAACTCTGGTGCTGACATATCAGTCAAATTATACAGTTCGGCAACAGCATCTTTTGGAACGGTTGATGCACCTTTCTACGCAACCAACCATTCAGCAATTTACAACCTCGATCCTACAAACGGCGGTACGTCAATAACTACAGGTGCATTATACACACAGTACAATGTAACTGAACAATCTGTTCTTGGACAATTTGACACTACACCGGCTTTAGGTGACTTCCAGGTGATGAGATACGAAGGTGGCGAAACAATTATCGCATCTAAGACGACTTATCCTTCTTTCACAGCAAACGAAACATTCAAAGTTCAAGAAACTATCAAGAACCAAGAAGCGTTAGACACTGCTAAGACAGTTACAATGGTTTCTGGAGATGGTTCAACATTAGGTGACGCAGATGATTTCGTAACAGCATTTGCGGCGGCTGGGTTCACGAACCTAGAAGCATCAGTTATCACTTCAGGTGATTACAAAGGTGCCATTCAAATCAAACACAAACTAGGTGGTGAATTTAGGATGTGGGACGTGTCAGGAACTCCATTGGCAGATGCAGGTTTTTCAACTGCCACTGCTCACAGTTATGGAACTTACACAGCAAATTCAACAACATTGATTGATAATTTATATGACGTGCCAGCAGGAGACACAGAAGACTCTACTACTCCAGCGGCTATTATGGCTTCCAACTGGAAGAGATTGTCATACACTGCTTCGTCTTCGTCTCCAACAAATGAGCCGGCAGATGGAACTGTTTGGTACAACACAAACTTGGAAGCAGATATTATGGTTCACAATGGAACTACTTGGAAAGGTTACAAAGAAGTATACGCTACAACCGATCCAAACGGTCCACAGTTCTCAGCAACTGAACCAACTACACAATCAGATGGTACTCCACTTGTAGCAAATGATTTATGGATTGACACTAGTGATTTAGAAAATTATCCTAAACTTTACAAATACGACACAAGTGCCACAGTCAGTTCAACAAACACTAACAATGGTGTTGCTGTAACTACTACAGCGGCTAAATGGGTGTTAGTTGATAATACAGACCAAACAACAGAGGACGGAATTGTTTTCGCAGATGCTAGATGGCACACTTCAGCCGATAAAGCCGCTGATGGAAATTCTGGTGCTGGCACAGGTTCAACAATCAAAGATCTTTTAAGCGACAGTTTCATAGATCCGGATGCTCCGAATCCTGCTCTGTATCCAAAATCAATCTTGTTGTTCAACACAAGAAGGTCTGGTTACAACGTAAAAGAATACAAAAACAGTTACATCACGACAACTGCCTATCCTGGTAGTGGAAGTTCTGGACTTGGTAACACAAGATTCAGCAATGAATCTGTTGCTGGGTACTATCCAGACAGATGGGTAACTAAATCAAGCAACAATGACAACGGTTCTGGCTCTTTCGGAAGAAAGGCACAGAGAAAAGTTATTGTTTCTCAACTTAAATCAGAGATAGACACAAACCAAGCAATAAGAGAAGACCAAAGAGGCTTCAACGTAATTGCTTGTCCTGGTTATCCTGAGGTAATGGCAAACATGATCAATCTAAACACTGACAGAAACAACACAGCGTTTGTGATTGGTGATACACCTATGAGATTACAAGGAAATGCTACTGCTATCACTAACTGGGCAAATAACTCAGCGGGTGCTACAGACAACGGCGAAGATGGTCTTGTAAGTGCCAGTGATTATATGGGCGTGTTTTATCCTTCAGGAAGAAGCACAGACAATTCGGGTAACAACATCGTAGTTCCACCATCACACATGATGCTGAGAACATTCGCCAACAATGACAACATAGGGTTCCCATGGTTCGCACCGGCCGGAACAAGAAGAGGTGTTGTTGACAACGCTACAGCAGTTGGTTACATTGATGCCGAAGGCGAGTTCGATCAAATAGCATTAACTGAATCGGTAAGAGATTCAATGTTTGATGTTAAGATCAATCCAATCACGTTCTTCTCAGGAGCAGGTATTGTGAACTTTGGTAACTTGACAAAAACATCATCAAGTTCGGCCTTAGACAGAATAAATGTTGCTAGATTGACTACGTATCTAAGGACACAATTAGATGCTATAGCAAAACCATTTATCTTTGAACCAAACGACGAGTTGACAAGAAATGAAATCAGACAAGCAGTCGAGTCGTTCTTGTTAGAACTAGTAGGACAAAGAGCATTATACGATTTCTTAGTAGTATGTGATGATTCAAACAACACACCTACAAGAATTGACAGAAACGAACTGTATGTGGATATTGCAATTGAACCAGTTAAATCGGTTGAATTTATTTACATACCTTTAAGAATAAAAAACACAGGGGAGATAGCAAACTTGGGTAACTAATCCCTGGTAAATAAAGGAGCAATATGGCAATTTCGACACTTTCAAAATTTACAGTACCACTAGCAAACGATCAGAGTTCAGCATCACAAGGTTTGTTGATGCCAAAACTTCAGTATAGGTTTAGAGTTGTTCTCGAAAACTTCGGTGTAACAACACCAAGATCAGAACTTACTAAACAGGTTATAGACGTAACTAGACCAAACTTAACGTTTGAGAACACAACACTAGACGTTTACAACTCTAGAGTATACATAGCCGGCAAACACACTTGGGAACCTATCACATTGAACCTAAGAGATGATGTGAATAACTCTGTATCTAAATTGTGCGGTGAGCAAATACAAAAACAATTTGATTTCTTTGAACAGGCAAGTGCCGCTTCTGGTATCGATTACAAATTTACTACAAGAATTGAAGTACTCGACGGTGGAAATGGTGCCTCTGCTCCGGGTATCTTAGAAACTTTTGAATTATACGGTTCTTATGTTGAAGCAGTCAACTACAACACATTGGCATACAACACATCAGAGCCAGCAACAATAACATTAAACATTAGATACGATAACGCAATACAGACACCAACAGGTACAGGTATTGGTTCAGCCGTAACAAGAACTGTTGGAGCACTTTCAACAGGTGGCGGTATCTAACTTTCGTAAGCAATTATAAAGTAAAAAGAGCGCCTTTAACGGCGCTTTTTTTATGACCATAAATATACAAGTATGCCTAGTATTAACAATTTTTTGAACGGTTTTTCAAACGGTTTTCCAGGAATGAAGGATTACCAACACGCCTCGAGACTCTATCTCGACGATAACTATAAACTTTTACCAAAACAAAAATTCCTTTTCCATGTTGTTTTTGATATTGATGACGACACATTCACAAAAGCATTTAACACAAGCCAAAAACTCGAGTTGAATATGCTTGTCAAAAATATAGATCTACCAAAATATAATTTTAATTTAGAAGAGAAACAACAGTACAATAAAAAAACTTATGTTAGCACCAGAATGAGTTACGAACCAATTAATATAAATTTCCATGATGACCATGCAGATACTGTTAATGCCTTTTGGAAAGCATACTACGAATACAACATTGTTGATTCAGTGACAGTTGCCAGCACAGGTTTGAGAAGTTCAACTAAAGATACCTTATATGACGCCAAAGGAAAACTTACACGGACTCAATTCGGAATGGATGGAAAACAAAGAAACAAAAAACCCTTACTTAGAAGTATGCAGATTTTTGTATTACACAAACAAAGATTTACAAGTTTCACATTGATAAATCCTAGGATAGCAAGTTTTAGTCATGATAGCCTAGACCAAGCCGAAGGGGGTGGTGTGATGTCAAACGCCATGCAGATATTCTACGAAACAGTTTTATATTCCGCAGGCAAAATTGTAAAAGGCGCACAACCCACTGGATTCGCAACGATTCATTACGATCAAGAACCATCGCCGCTGTCAGCACTTGGAGGAGGCACCACATCTATTTTTGGTCCAGGTGGTATTGTTGACGGTATAGGATCGGTTATCGGAGACATAAGAACAGGAAATGTGGGACTAGGCACCATAATCAAAGGTATTAATACATACAACAACGCCAAAAAAATAAAAGCCAAAGAAGCAGTAAAAGAAGAACTTAAAGGCATTGTTAAAGAGGGCGTAATTAATGTTGGAAAACAGGCAGGAACAATAACCAATCCTGTAGGAAATTTCTCAATCGGAAATGCCTCAGCACAGGCAGTGGCAATAGGTGCCGCGGCGGCAACTGCTTATGGAATGATAGATAAAAACAAAAACAAATCTCGTACCCCCATAATACAAAATTCTCAAATTGACCTATCACAGAATCTTTCTCCAAGCGAAAGTTTCAATGTTGTAGTGGCAAACGAAGCAATAAAAGATCAAGTTGCGGCAGGTATATACTACAAACTAATTGGTAGCAGGCAAGGACTCACAGTGGCAGAAAGCGATTTGAATTATGCTAACCTAACTACCCAACAAAAAGAAGTATACAGGAGTAGAGCAACAAGTGATATTACAAAATTAGTCACCGAAGGTTATATCAAAATTAATCGAGATAATCTCGATGTAACCATAGTAACAGAAAAGGCAAACATATAATGAATGAATTTTACACAAACCTTCCTCAAAAAAATAAAGACACTTTTCAAAAAACTATAGAAAGATTGAAAACAAAAAATTATGTAGAAAACTTTCAGTTCAATCAAAACGATTACGATGCGGCTATCGCCTTCTTTGTTAAAAGAGGATTTGATAGGCAACCGGCCGAAGAGACCGCATATGTTATTTTACAGCAGGCCAAAATAGATAATGTATCCTCGCAAGAAATACTAGACATACTGACTAAAGCGTCACCTGTTGTCTTAAGTGAACTAGTCACTGTCATTTTAAATGCCAACAGATACAAAACAAGTAGATTAGGAGTGAGAAATCAAAGGACCACTGATTCATTTGTTTCAAGAAATGTTGTTGAATAATGAAATTTGCCAGAGGAAAATTCACACCAAAAAATCCTGCGAAATATGTAGGCACTAAGACTCCAACCTATAGATCAAGTTGGGAACATTCTTTTATGAGACTATGCGATGAGCACCCAAACGTTTACCAATGGGCATCAGAGTCTATCAAAATACCTTACAGACATCCGTTTACCGGAAAGTACACAATTTATGTGCCTGATTTTTTTCTTGTCTACGTCGACAAAGATGGAAAAAAACACGCCGAAATGATTGAAGTAAAACCGATGAATCAAACAACAATGGAAAAAGCAGGAAAGAGCATGGCAAAGAAAAAACAAGTAGTGATAAATCAGGCAAAATGGTCTTCTGCTTCTGCCTACGCCAAACAAAGAAGAATTGGATTCAGAGTTGTTTCAGAAGAACAACTATTTCATCAAGGTACACGTAAGTAAATAGATAGCATGACAAAAAAACTAGAAGACATATTAAATTTACCAAATGTAAAACAAGCGTTTAATCAAGTTGACAAAAAAGAACAGGCAAGATCTAACAAAGACAAAACTCGCGAAGTCGGCAACAACGTAGACCCAAAGACAGCGGCCGCACTAAAAGCCACTTACGCCGAATTTGACAAAATTGAAAAAGCACTGCCACAGGTCAAGGGACTGGGAGAATTGTCCGATCTAGAACTAGACAAACTGGCTGTTGAAGCAGAAGAAAGTTATAAAAATTTAATGGACCTAGGGATGAACGTAGATTCACGTTACTCAGGACGTATTTTCGAGGTCGCATCCACAATGTTAAGAAATGCCATTGATGCCAAAAACAATAAAATAAGCAACAAACTTAAGATGGTAGAATTACAACTTAAAAAAATGAAATTAGACAAAGACGGCGCTGATGACGGTGTTGGAGCAGTAGAATCTGAGGGTGTTGTCATAAGCGACCGTAACGAATTAATGAAGAAACTAATGAAAAAAGACTAAATACATCTAATATGAGCACGTTTACACAATATCTATCTGAATCGGCTAAACAATACGACTATAAAATCAAAGTCGCGGGCGAAATTGATAAAGATTTTGCTAATAAACTGGAAACAGCAATGGGAAAATTTGATCTTGCCAAACTGTCCGCAGGAAAAAGTTATCCGATACAGGAAACTCCGTTAGATTTCCCTCAGTTAAAAAACGTTGAAGTAACGATATTTGACGCTACAACAAATTATCCAGCATCGGTTTTTGAGATGACAGAATATCTTGCTAATTATTTGAATCTTGCTAGAAATCAAATCGTAGTAAGAAAACCAGGTGAGCCTACAGAGCAATACCAGGCAGATATGAAAGTTGAAAAAGATAAAAACGAATTTGCATCAGTGTTACAAGATATAGAATACAAAGATGCTCCAAAACTTAATGCAGAAGATGTGTACGGTGACAAGGCAAATCAAAGTCTTTTGAAAGAATTATTGAAATCAAGAAAAGAAATCACTCACGCAGAAGAAGATGCCAAAAACAAAGATGAAAAAAAATTACAGGACAGAGAAGAAAAACCTTCGCACAGTCCTTTGTCAAAATCGACTAACCCACACCCAGACCCAAAAAGGAAATAAGCCATGGAAATGATCGACGTATTAAAAAAATTACAGGAAATAGCAGAAACTAAACCAGAACTCGTGAAAGATGCTGTAGAGAATGTTCAAAGAACTAATCCAGCAAAAGTAGACGAAGGTGCATTGAAACAACAGATGCATGGCGATGCCGAAAATATGTCTAAAGAAGAGTTTGTTAAAAAATACGGTCAGGGTTCTGAAGAATTTTGGGATAACATAAATGGAGTCGAAGAGTCAAAGTCTAAGCCAGACTTTCTTGACATGGACAAAGATGGTGACAAAAAAGAACCTATGAAAAAGGCAATCAAGGACAAAGAAGCAAAAAAAGAATCAGTAAATGAATCAATAACTATCGCGACAGATTCCCCAGAAGAAGCAGGAATGATGATGCAGATACTAAAGTTGGCCGGTGTACAACCAGTTGATGCGAAAATGATAGGGGCAGAAGAACAACCTGCCGAAGAAGAATACGCAAACGAACCCGATGAAAAAACTCAATCAGTAGACGACCTTGTCAATCTACATTCGGGTGGATTAAACAGACAAAAAATTCAAATCAAAAAAGGTCATCCAGGTGACAACGAACTAGCGGCAGAAGATCTTGCCGACAGTTTAAGAAAACAATATAGTGAATTCAAGACGAACTACGAAAAAGCAGTTACCGAAGCAAAGGCCATAGCAGAAAAAAAGTTGACCAAAGCAGAAAAAGAAAAAAAAGAAAAAGTAGTGAAAGGTATCAAAAAAAATATGCCTGACATGAAAAAAAGATACGGCAAAAGAGCAAAAGAAGTTGCCTACGCTACAGCAACAAAAATCGCCAAGAAAAAAGCATAAGTTTAAGCCTACACTAATCTACCATAAGTATTTTTATGAAATACTTTGGGCAGTATAACAAAGGTTTACGTTACACATCGGTAAAAGTAATTTACTCTATGCCAGATTACACCAATGTTCTAAATGAATTTTGGTGGCAGACTCTTGACATTCCACCAAAATATCCGAGAGCAAAGAAATTTATAAACTACTGGAACGATTACATAGAAGGGATCATAAGGCATCTTGAGATAGGACACAAAGACAGTTTTGGCCCAATGAAATGGACCAACTGCACTAATTGGTTTGACTTAAAATAAGTCTTAAATACTGTTATGGCATACGTAAGTTTAGATTCGGATCAGATAAAAAAAGCCAACAAGAAACATCGTTACACAAAAGATCAAGTGTTGATGTTGGAAAAATGTATGGACCTGAAAACTGGCCCTTTGTACTTTATGAAAAATTTTATAAAGATACAACACCCCACTAAAGGATCAATGCCTTTCGAGCCATATCCTTACCAAGAAAGATTAATCGAGTCATACAACAACCATAGATTCTCTATTGCTATGTTACCTAGGCAGACAGGCAAAACAACCTGTGCCGCGGGTTATCTTATATGGTATGCTATGTTTAAACCAGATTCACAGATATTGATTGCCGCACACAAATATCAAGGAGCAAGTGATATAATGTCTAGGGTTAGATACGGTTATGAAATGTTGCCAAGTTGGATCAAAGCAGGTGTTAACCAATACAACAGAAACTCTATCGAATTTGACAATGGCTCAAAGATAATGGCAACAACTACTACCGAAAACACAGGACGGGGTATGTCCTTGACAATGATATATTGTGATGAGTTCGCATTCGTTCAACCGCCTGAGAAGGCTGTAGAATTTTGGACTTCACTATCTCCAACATTGAGTACAGGTGGTAAATGTTTGATCACGTCAACACCAAACTCAGATGAAGACCAATTTGCCTTGATCTGGAAAGAAGCACTCAAAAGATACGACGAATTCGGCAATGACAATGTTGTAGGCACGAACGGTTTTTATGGCATGAAAGCACACTGGTCAGAACACCCGGATCGAGACGAAGCATGGGCAAAAGCAGAAAGGTCTAGAATAGGCGAAGAAAGATTTAGAAGAGAGCATGAATGTGAATTCTTGATTTATGATGAAACTCTAATTAACAGTGTTAGATTAGTTGAACTAGAAGGCATAGATCCTGTATGGACACAAGGACAGGTACGTTGGTATTCAAAACCAAAACCTAAGCATACCTATATGGTAGCACTAGATCCGTCTTTGGGTACTGGGGGTGATTACGCCGCGATACAAGTGATAGAACTTCCAACATTCAAACAAGTGGCAGAATGGCATCATAATCTGACCCCAGCAAATCAACAGATAAGAATTCTTCAAAGTATCAATCAACACATATATGACTCGATCATGGAACAAGATTCGACAGCCACACCTCAGATATTTTATTCGATGGAAAACAACACTCTAGGAGAGGCGGCATTGATGAGAGTCATGGATATAGGTGAAGAAAACATAATGGGACAATTCTTATCAGAACCTATAAGGAAAGGCCACCGAAGAAAATTCAGGAGAGGATTTAACACAACCGCTAAACACAAAATTGATGCGTGTGCAAAATTCAAAGAATTGGTAGAAAACAACAAGTTAGAACTAAATTCTAAAGCATTGATTTCTGAACTAAAAACTTTTGTAGCAACAGGTGTATCATACCAAGCAAAACCCGGAGAACACGACGACCTTGTGTCGTCAATGCTGTTGGCAACCAGGATGATGAAAGTTCTGGCAGATTTTGATCCCAAAGTATTCGAGCAATGGACCAACAGAACTACGGAATGGACCACTCCTATGCCTATTTTTGCTAACCTGGGTGTTTAACTAAATACGCTATATGGTATCAGAACAAACATCAAACGATTTATTCAACAAGATAAGAAGCAAATTTGGTAATGTACACATAGGTGACAGCCAAGGGCAATCGACATCAGATCCAAACGATGCTGTATTTTTTGACTTTGAATTCAAGGAAGATGCTGATACATTTGGAAGAATAAGCATAAGCCTCGCAGACGGGGAAACAGTAAAAGTATTTTACAGCAGAGATTTGGTTGAAAAAATAGATGAAGATTCAAAATCTGATTGGTATCTTTTCTTGAAAGAACTAAAAGACTTTGCTGTAGAGCATTCATTAGGATTTGACGTGAGAGATATCACCAAATCAAACCTAACACAGCAGGATTTTAAGAATCTAGCAGATACAAACAAAACGGTAAATACAGACGATATGTCAGAAGAATTATCTAGAATCACAAAACTAGCAGGTTTAGAAACTGTGGCCGAAGGATTAACCGGCACAGCAACAAGATCATTTGAAAACCTAGACAAAACAAGATTAATAATTAGACACAAAGGCAAAGTTGATGAGACTGTGCCGGGAGCAAGATCAAGACAGATACAATCACTATACATCGAAAACGAAGACGGCGAAAGATTTAAGTATCCTATTATTCATCTAGCAGGTGCGAGAGCAATGACAAGACACGTTGCCAACGGTGGAAAACCATATGATGATTTTGGAAAGCACATTGTTGCTACTTCAGAGGACATTGCCAAACTTAATTCTTTCACTAGATACGTTGCCAATAAAGATCAATTAAATGATTCGGCAGGCGATATAATTGACCAGACAAAACTAAAATTAGAAAATTTAAGATCATATATGAAAAATTTATCAAAACAGTCACATTATGAAACTGCTAGTAAAGATTTCAAAACAGCAGAGCAACAGATACTAGACGACGAGACAGCAAACCAATACAGAGAAAAGTTTACTTTAAAAAATTTAGATAGCAGAGTAGAAGAAGCGTTACCTTTGATCCATAGTGTAATGAAAGAATTTGATGACAAACCGTTATCACAAAAAGATATTGAAATTCCACCTCCAGTAGACGGAGGCGCGGTTGTCCAACAGTTTTTAGCAAATCCAGACAAACAATTGGTTCTGAACAAAGACAAAGGCGAGTTGTCAAGTAGAGAAATGAAATTCACTCAAGACCAGAGAGGCAAGAATCAAATGTTTGCCACTATCCTAAGCGACATAGCAGAAAGACTATTGGTCAAAGATCCTAAAGACGATATCGTGGCTAATTTTGCCAGCGACATAGCAGATCAAATAGGCAACGAAGGTACTCCATTTTTCAAACCAGACAAAAACTATATCAAAAATAAGAAGATAGCCTATCAATTGGCAAAAAGATATGCGGATGATGTAAAAAGAATGAAACAAGATCCTGAATTTGCAGATGAGATTAGAAAAAGTCCTAGCGAATTTGCTCCAAAAAAAGACAGAATGGGCAAAGCCAAAGAAAGCGAACTAGCAAAATTTGAAAATTGGGCAAATAGATTAGAAGCAAGAGTAAATGAAGGCACTTGGGCACTACCCAATCAGGACTCGGCAGGAGCAGACTTCAAAGATCTCGAAGCGGCAATGTCGAAAGATATGCCTGTAGGCACTGATGCCATGAATGCCACTGGTATCCTATCAGATCTAGGGTTTGGCGATGACGAACTTTATGATGACCTAGGTAGTCTCTATGACGAAAAAGGCCCAGATGCTGACGGAAGAGAGTTGGTACATAATTACGTTCTAAACAGAATTTTGAAATCATCTAGAGTGAATGATTATTACACTCCAGAAGAACAAGAAAATCTAAAAAATGCTGTGCATTCCAATGCGGACAAGTTTGCCAAAAATAAAGAAGACAATCCGATGAGAGGAACTTCAGGCGACATAGATGCTTTCAATGCCGAGTCAGAAGAACCGGTAGAAGAAGGTCAGAAACCATATGTATCAATGTACAGAGGCGACGACGGAAAAATGATATACGACGTATTAGACAAAGACGGTGAATCAGCATACAAGTCGTCAGATGAAAAAGTAGCAACTGCCTATCTAAGAAAGAATTTTGACAAACTTTCCGGAACTGCACTGGACGATGTGAACGAAAATCCAGAAGCAAATCAAGAAATGTCAATGGACTATGAATACACAGGCGACGACGGTGAGACAGCATACGGCACACTCCACTACAAAGTGATTAATGGCAAAGTGGACCCAAATTCATTGAGGGGTGAATCAGAGTACGAAGGAAATGCCAAAGTGGACGACGAATTTGCCACAGACATGGTCAAGCCGGGTGGATCCGATCACGAAGACGCACTTCAGGCCGCTCAAGACGATTATGAGTACGAGTCACAGCGTATGCAGTCAAAATTTGGTGAAGGCAACCAGTTTGCCCAGGCAGTCAACAAGGCCAAAGCGGCTGGTATGAAGGCTGGAGATAAATTTAAAGTAGGCGACAAAGAATACACATTAAAAGACGCCATTGAACAAGCAGGACTACAATTAGAAGAATTTTTTTCTGAAGAAGAACTTGCTGTCGAAAACGAAATAAGCAGAATCAAAAACCTCGCAAATTACCAATAATAGTACTAGACTTTAGATAAATAACAGTGTATATTATGCAGTAAATGTCTAATATACATTTAGGCAAAAACAAACATAGGCACACAAGGAGGCTTACATTATGGCTACATTGGCTGAAATAAGAGCGAAGTTAAAATCTCAAGAAGTGAATCGCTCCACTTCAAACACAGGCGGCGACAACGCCATTTATCCACATTGGAACATACAGGAAGGACAAGAAGCAGTTATTAGATTCTTGCCAGACAAGGACACTGCTAATACCTTTTTCTGGACTGAAAGAGCAATGATCAAATTACCGTTTGCGGGTATAAAAGGTCAGGCAGATTCAAGACCAGTTCAGGTACAAGTACCTTGTATGGAGATGTATGGCAAAACCTGTCCAGTACTGACGGAAGTCAGACCTTGGTTCAAAGACAAATCAATGGAAGACATGGGCAGAAAATATTGGAAGAAAAAATCTTACATCTTCCAAGGATTTGTTGTACAAAATCCATTAGCGGAAGAAACAACTCCTGAAAATCCAATTAGAAGATTTATAATTGGTCCTCAGATCTTTAATATTATCAGAGCGGCATTACTTGATCCAGAAATGGAAGAACTGCCAACTGATAGCGTAAGAGGAGTAGATTTCAGAATAACTAAAACTTCAAAAGGTGGTTATGCTGACTATTCAACTTCTAAATGGTCAAGAAGAGAAAGAGCATTGGACGAGGCAGAGAGAGCCGCGATCGATACTCACGGATTGCACAATCTAAGTGACTTCAGACCAAAAGAGCCAACCGAAGCAGAGGTAAAAATAATCAAAGAATTATTTGAACAATCTGTGGAAGGAGAGGCATATGATCTGGACAAATACGGGCAATACTTTAGACCAGCGGGTGTAAGTTACAATGCTAATCAGGTGCAGACACCAAAAGTAGAAACACCAGCACCAACTGAAGCAAAGGCTGAACCTGTGGTAGCAGAAGCGAAAGAAACAGCACCTGCTCCAGAAAGTAAACCCGAAACTGCTCCAGCAGGCGATAGTGCCAAAAGAGCAGAGGACATCTTGAAACTTATCAGATCAAGACAAGCAAAATAAACCCCTTAACTTACCAAGTGACTATATTGATTGACAGTATAGTCACAAGGTAGTAATATAACACTATGACAAAACCATTTGATATAACAAAATTTAGAAAAAACATTACAAAATCAATACAAGGTCTAGGAATTGGGTTCAGTGATCCCACAGACTGGATCTCAACAGGAAATTACGCACTCAACTACTTGATTTCTGGAGATTTCAACAAAGGTATACCTCTAGGAAAAGTTTCCGTACTTGCGGGAGAGTCGGGTGCTGGTAAGAGTTACATAGCATCAGGAAACATAATCAAGAACGCACAGGAACAAGGCATCTATGTAATCTTGATAGATTCTGAAAACGCACTAGATGAAACTTGGTTACAGGCATTGGGTGTTGACACAGATGAAAAAAAATTACTCAAATTAAGTCTATCCATGATCGACGACGTGGCCAAGACAGTTTCAGAATTTATGAAATCCTACAAAGAGGAAAATGCTGACAATAGAGAAGGTGCACCAAAAGTACTATTCGTAATAGATTCTCTAGGAATGTTGCTTACTCCTACAGATGTTGATCAGTTTGAGAAAGGTGAAATGAAGGGCGACTTGGGTAGAAAACCAAAGGCTCTTACAGCACTCGTAAGAAACTGTGTTAATATGTTTGGAAGTTGGAATGTTGGTTTGGTAGCAACCAACCATACCTACGCATCACAGGATATGTTTGATCCAGACGACAAGATATCGGGCGGTCAGGGATTCATTTACGCAAGTTCTATTGTGATAGCGATGAAAAAATTAAAACTAAAAGAAGACGAAAAAGGTAACAAGGTGACAGATGTTAGGGGTATAAGAGCGGCCTGTAAGGTCATGAAGACTCGTTATGCCAAACCATTCGAAAGTGTACAGGTAAAAATTCCATATGACACAGGAATGGATCCATATTCTGGCTTGATTGACTTGTTTGAGAAAAAAGGTTTACTAAAACAAACTGGTAATCGTCTCAAGTATGTTGATTCAAAAGGAAAAGAAATCATAGAGTTCCGAAAAAACTGGACTGGTGATAAATTAACTACAATTATGGAAGATTTTAACAACACAATCGACCATAATGCAGTTGAACCAGAACAGGAGACAGCAGAGGATGAACGAAATGACTCATGAGCAGATTGAAGAACTGTGGACCACAGTTTCTAACTATCTTCCGGATAGAGCCAAAATAGACTGTGCCGTTGATTTCGTTAAAACGCTTTTTGACCAAGGTGTTGAGGTAAGTGAATTAAAGGCCGCAGGAGAATACGACGATAAGTTAGAACAAGCAATAGAAACAGTTCTTGATGATGTTGAAGAAGAAGATTATGAGGAATAATGAGTTGGTATTCAGAAGTAAGTAAAGATATCTCAAAGATACCAGAATGCATACAGCATTTCAATAATGAACTTTTACAGGCAAAAAACGAAGTAAGAATTTTTGGCAATCTAGAAAAAGCGTCAGCATCTATGCCGGGAATTGTGGAGCAAAGATTCAACCAACTGCAGGAAATTGAAGCAATATTGGAATACCTAAATATTGAAAAAAGAAGATTGAGATCGTCAACATTCAAAAAATTTTTAGAAAACTATCAAAGAGCTCTATCAAGCCGTGACGTGGAAAAATATGTGGATGGTGAATCCGATGTTGTAGACATGGAAAAAATAGTAAATGAATTTGCTCTTGTTCGTAACAAATGGTTAGGTGTTCTAAAAGGTCTTGATCAAAAACAATGGCAACTTACCAATATTGTCAAACTAAGAGTGGCAGGTATGGAAGATGCCTCAATCAAATAGAATCATATTAACCGACGTAGATGGCGTCTTACTAGAATGGGAGAACCATTTTACGAAATGGATGTTACAAAAATCATATTTTGATGAACATGGTAACAGATACTTCCCCCATAAGTTAATACCAGATCAACAGAACAAATACGAAATGGCCGAAAGATTTGGCGTCACAAAAGATGAAATTAGAAAACATATACGAGAGTTCAACAGGAGTGCTTGGATGGGCACACAGAGGCCGATGCTTGAATCACAGACGTGGGTCAAACTGTTGGCCGCGGAAGGTTGGACATTCATACCAATAACATCTCAGACTTCTGACATACCCGCCCAGCAACTGCGTAAGAGAAGACTAGGTGAATTATACGGAGACAAAATTTTCACAAATTATCTTATATTAGGAACTGGAGCAGACAAAGACAGTGCATTAGCCGAATTCCATGGAACCGGACTGTATTGGGTCGAGGACAAGCCTCATAACGCATTAGCCGGGCTCAAATACGGTTTAAAGCCTATATTAATCGACCATGCATACAATCGAGACTTTGAACATCCGGAGGTTTTACGAGTAAATAATTGGAAAGATATACATCAGATACTATCGGGAAAAAAATGAAAGTTTACGTTGGTTGGGACAGCAGAGAAGATATCGCTTACCAGGTCTGTGAACACAGCATCAAGCGGAGAGATCCCGGAGCAGAAGTAATTCCTTTGAAGCAAAAAGAAATGCGTGAGTCGGGTCTATATAGGCGTGACATAGATAAACTCGCATCGACTGAATTTACTTTCACAAGATTTTTTATACCATTTCTACAAGATTACAAAGGATGGGCAGTGTTCTGTGATTGCGATTTTGTTTGGAAAGTGCCGGCAAAAGAATTAGAAAAATATTGTGATGAATCAAAAGCCGTGGTTTGCGTACAACACGATTATACACCGCAAGAAGGAACCAAAATGGATGGACAAATACAGACAGTTTATCCTAGAAAAAATTGGAGTTCCATGGTATTATGGAATTGTGGTCATGAAAAAAACAAACTACTTACACCAGATCTTATTAACAAAGAATCGGGTGCCTTTTTACATAGATTCCAATGGTTAGAAGACAAAGACATAGGATCATTACCTCATCATTACAATTGGTTAGTAGGATGGTATAAAGAACCAAAAGACGGACAGCCTAAAATATTACATTACACAGAAGGCGGACCTTGGTTTGAGGGTTATAGAGATTGCGAGTACGCTGATGATTGGAAAAAAGAAGTAATAAATCTTTTTTCGGCATGATAACTGAAAAAATAAAAAATCACACTATTAAAGAAAGTATTGGAAATTTAAAATTTTTTATAATTAGAAATTTTGTTGAACTAAAAACCTACGACAAAATTTATGAATGTTTTAATAACACATCTCACAGACATTGGTCAGAAGTAAAAGAAAACAACAAATTTGTGCTGAAGGAACAATTTTGGCACCTTTCAGAAATAAATTCCGATTTTGAAGCAAACAAATGGACAGGCTATTGGTTTTTCAAACAACGTGGCGACAGAAGAGCAATCCAATATAAAGTGTTATCCCCGGATGGCGAATCAAATGCCTATCATTATCACGGAAATGTATTATTGCTCATATCCCCCAATCAACACAATATAAAAATGCAAGACGTGGAAATTTCTATGCCGGTGACACCTGTTTGTAAAATTGTTTTTGAAACCAACGAATCAAGAGCCCTTGATCGATTGTTTGAGTAGATCGACGTCAGTTTTGAGATACCTATCTCTTACCATGGACCAAACAAAATCATCTCGCTGATTTATATTAAGGTGTTTTCTAACGTTCACGGCGGTATCGTCAAAAATTTTTGATGCTTTACATATTACTCCTGGAAGAAATATACACCTACCTATCTTTCTTGCTAATTTTTGAGTATAAGTGTCAACAAACCAATGCCAAAAAAACGGCGGTGCCAGCCATCCTAGGGTGTCAATCCATTTTCTGTGAACAAAAAAATGTGGTGCTCCAAGTGGTTCATCACCAACATAAACGTATTTAGATTTTTGTGAAACAAATTTTTCTTTTCCTTTTTTACCATCCCAAGGCACAACCATACATATCTTATCATCATGTAAATTGAACGTATTTTTAATTTCGGTGTCCCAATTTTCGGTTTTGAATTCAACATCATCGCCGGCCAGCATGACAATATGTCCAACTGATTTGTAAGCCATTTGATTCCAACTGTAAGCAGTGGACTGGTTTGGCCCTACAATATAATTCTTCTTATCTAATATCTTTTTGTATTCTTCTAACTTGGGATCGTCATCGTTCAGATAGAACAAAAATTCTATACTATTAGAATTTGATGACTTTTTTATTGCCGAATCAACGAACCTCTTGGCCAACTCGGGCCTGCCACGAGAAGGTAGACATAAAGATATATCTATATCAGTTTGTTTTTCCATGTGTCCGGGGTGTGCTCGTTTATAATTTCTAAGGGTAAATGATATTGGAATTTTTTAGTTCCTTTTAATCTAATATAGTCTGCTGTCTTTTTCACAGCCTGCCTCATATTTGTTGATGTTTTGTATCCCAACAACTCTCTCGCTTTGTCTGACGAACAGGTAGCCATTTTTACCTCTTGTGGTCTATCTTTGTGGTGTATAGGATCAAGATTTACTCCTGTCTCGTTAGCACAGGCTTCGGCTAATTCTTTGATTGTTACTGGTTCTTCGTCTGGTCCTATGTTGATAACTTGGCCGACTACATTATCTTGGAATGCCAGAGCATTGAGACAAAATAAACAATCGTCAATGTAACTGAAACATCTTTGCTGTTTTCCGTCACCATATATGATAGGTTGTTTTCCTTGTAACATTCTGTTCAACATGATAGACATCACATTTCTAAATGGATCATCGTACTTTTGCCTAGGACCAACAATGTTGTGTGGTACCGCAATCACATATTCAATGTCATGTGTTTCACACAGTATTCGTAAAACATCTTCTCCGGCTTTTTTTGCTATTCCATAAGGATCCTGAGGACGGCATTCGTAATCTTCTTTGTAAGGTAGAATGTCGTGGTGTCCGTATCTTGCCATGCTAGAACAATAAACAATTCTCTTTACGTTGTTACGTACAGCGGCAGTTATAGTAGTAACTGATGCTTCAAATATATTTCTCGTTATCATTACTGGCGAAAAGACGGACAGTCCTTCGTGGGCAGTTGCGGCAGTGTGATATACAATGTCGCACCCTTTCATGGCTTTGGTCATATTTTCGAGGTCGCAACAATCCACTTGATGAAATTCAACATCCTGTGGAACATTATCAAAAGAACCACCTATCATGTTATCATTACCTGCTACAGTGTGGCCATTTGCTATCATTAGATCGGCAAGATGAGATCCTAAAAATCCAGCGACTCCAGTTATGAATATTTTCATCTTAGATATTTAAACACTTAAACTTGGTAAAAAACTTTATCTGGCCAGTGATCTATCAAAACTCTAAAATTATGATCTTGTAAGAATTTTTCAACATCTTTGTTACTTGATCCATATTTTTTTGTATTGTTGTTCAGTTCTATCATGATGTACTTAATATTGGATAGTGTGTTTTTACATCCTTCCAAAACTTTCATTTCATATCCTTCCACATCAATTTTCAATAGATCGATACTGTCAAAAGCAAAAGAATCTAATGTTTTTACTTCGATCTTACCAGACTCTTCTAATATCCTTTTTGCCTGAGTAAAATTGTCTTGCGACAATGAAATTTTTTTTGGGGTATCACCAACGCAGGACTGATGTAATTCTACGTTAGAAAGATTAAATGTATTTTTTTCTAAACATTTAAAATGGAGTTTGTCTGGTTCGAACGCAATGATTTTTTTGGAAAAGGGTGCTAAACTCCTTGTCCACGTTCCACACCATGCACCTATGTCGACTACTAATTTAAATTTTTTATCTTGGGCCTTGCACCATTCTAAAAATTTATTCAAACATTTGTTTTGTGTGAATGGTTTTCCTTCTTTCCATTCATTTAGGTGTACGTCATTTGCTGGCACCCAAAAATCATTTACTTTTTCTATATTCATAATTGTTTAATTTCTTTCAACACCGACACTGCTGTTCCATTTAAAAATTCTTCCGGAGTGAACTGTTGATAGCAAAGACTGGCATACCAATCTAATGGATCTTGCCAACTTGGAGATTCAATATTTTTCAAATTTGTATTTGCAATAGGATAGGCAAAACTTTTGATATCACAAAATACAGGTATACCTTGAGTAATTGATTCCACAGCACTGATTGAACAACTCGTAACACAGGCCCAGGCATCTCGGAGGTCTTCTTCGATAGGAACATCAGCAACACCCGGTCCACTTGTTCCGTTTTTTCTGGGTTTCGATCTCACTTTTATAGGCCTATCGGTGTATTTCTGTAATTCATTAATTGTTTCATTCAACCAATTCGAACGTCCCAGGTACAGATTAATACTAGCACTACTCGGACAAACTAAAATATGTTTTCCGTTTTTCCTAAGTTCTTTTGGTAGGATTTGAAATTTTTGAAATCTATCTAATTTACAGTTTTTGATGTACGAAGCGTGTATATTATTTTTACATATCCTCCAATAGTGATTGTCTTTTTTAAGATTATTATTATCAAATCTTCCAAAGTATGGAGTGTCTGTGAACCAATATTCATGTCCTCTTGCTTCTGATTTCTTAACCATTTCAAGATTATTATTAACAAAACCCCAAAACATAGAATATGAATTTGGTTCTGTTTCTGTTGCGTTATCCAGAACAACCATTTCGTCTGGCCAAGTTTCACGTATGCCCTCGAACACTTCCCACGCCTTGCTTTTTTCGTTATTAAATGGTGAGTAAATTGTTAGCATCTATAAATTCTTTCAACATATTGGCCCACTCCTCATGTCCTTGTGTACTCGGATGTGGGTCTTCTTTGTTTGCTATAAGATCTTTTTCTATAATGTAATCTAGATGTGACTTTCCAAAATGAAAAAATCTTTTTTGATTTACTGCATTCGTCAAAAATCTTACGTCCGCTGTTGTTATCTCAGGATCAGAAATAGTCTTGAAAAAAATGTAAGGATATTTTTTCACCTGCAGATAATTTTGTAAACTTACAATGTTTTCAAGAGATTCAATCTGTATCAGTTGATTGAGATCCATTCCCCGACTGAAAAGTTCTTTAAAAAAAATTTGTTCTGTTTCTCCTGACTGAGGCTTGAAAGTTTTCCAGGTTGTTTCAAGGCTTGGAAACTTTTGCTTTTTGTATCCGTCATTTGTTGGATAATCAAATCTTGTCCCCGAACTAAATCCAATTACAAAAAAAGTATTACTTGCTTTTTCTGGATATTTTTCACACCACATTTTTGTGGTTACACTCACTCTTTTATTGCCTCTTCCTCCTCCTGCTAGATTATCCACTATAGGCAATCCTAACGAATTGGAAAGTTCGAGACCGGAGTATGTATCCACGTTATCTTTGGGTCTTTTTGTGAGAAAACTATCACCATTAATGAAAATTTTAGAAATTGTCATGACAACTATTTAATAATTATATTATAATATAACTAATCATGATTGTAAAGCCAGTAACAAATATAGAATTTTACACAAACACCTGTGAACTTATAGATCAATCTTACACCTATCAGTGCGAGTGGCACGAAAAGCAAAAACAGAAAAAATTTACCAGCAATCCAACTTTTGTTGGAGCATTTAGAAATGTAACTGCTCACAGTCTACCATTTTTACTTACCGACAACAATCTTTTACTTTCAGATCACGTCTGGCCTCTTTTATGGAAACACAAACATAAACCACACAAAACACATAAGTTATGGACTCAGTGGAACGACAAATTAGAAATCAATTCTCCAAAAATTACAAAAAAATTCAGTGAGAAAAACCAGTATGTGTGGATGCCTATCGACGAAGAAAGTTCAAACAACGCCTGGCACTTTTGGATTGATATAATTTCACGTCTTAGGTTGTTACAGCATTCGGTCAGTGCCTTCAAGCCTGTTTTTGAATACGTGTTTGTGTTTCCTAATATGGGACCTTACATGAAAAAGGCTTTAGGAGAAGCATTTCCCGAAATGAAATTTATTATTATGCCAAAGTACGAATATTGGCATTTTGAAGACCTGCTGGTACCAAGTATGAGTAATTGCGATGACGGAGTTATAACACCACACCTGGCACCATGGATCAACAAAAGATGGATGCCCAAAAGGAAAACTGCTAAAAGAAAAATTTTTATTTCCAGAGACGACGCACCGGCCAGGCAATTGACAAACTCGGAAGAACTGTTTATGGCACTTAAAGGCTGGGAAAAGGTAAATTTATCAAATATGACTTTGTTAGACCAGATTGATCTTTTCAGCGAAGCCACCCATATCATGTCTACCCATGGAGCAGGATTAATAAACACATTATGGGCACCTAAAGATACAAAAGTGATAGAGATAACACAGAGCGAACTGATAAACAAAAAACCATATCCGATACTGAGTATGTTTCTCAGACACAAACATCATGTTATATTGGCAGACAAAGTTCCTATGACAAATATTCATAAACCAAAAAATGTCAAAAGATTAAAAGATTACAATAATCTAAAAATCGATATTAACAAAGTGATAAAATTTTTATGATAGAAGTAGCAGGAATACACACAACCAAACCCAGGACGCAGAGATATGTTGATGCATTTGTGAAAGGCACGCCGGGTAATCATAAAATATACGATTTTAAGAAGTTAAAAGAGTTACCCAAAGAAACACTCGCTTTCTATGGCATATTAGCCGGATCAGGTGAAGTTTACAAATGGTGTCAAAAAGTAGGTAGAGATTTTTATTTCATGGATCACGGTTATTTTTCAAATGCTCATGATAGTCCGCATTGGCTGAGGATAACAAAAAACGCACACACACAAACTACTTTGAAAAATGTCCCCTCTGATCGTTATGAAAAATATTTTAAGCGTGATATCAAACCATGGAACAAAAATGGAAAAGACATCTTGTTCTTGCCACCAACGATGGCTATTGAAAATTTTTTTGATGCTGGTAACTGGATAACAGATACATTAAAAATACTAAACAACAGCACAGACAGGTATGTAGATGTGAGGGAAAAACCATACAATCCAGAGATCACAAAAGATCGATTTGGTGCGACTGTAAAAATTGACAGACCGACCAACCACAAAGGACCGATCGACTGGAATAGATACCATGCCGTTGTAACTTTCAATAGCAATACAATAGTGGAAGCATTACACAACGGTGTGCCAGTTTTTTGTGACCCCCGAGCAAGTGCGGCTTTGCCAATATCAGAAACAGATTTTTCAAAGATAGAAACGCCTAAATACGAGGAGAGGATGCCACTGTTTTCCAGTCTCGCATATTCCAACTTCAATATGCAAGAAATGTCAGATGGCACAGCATGGAGAATATTGAATGAAAGTTGAGATTTTTCGTAGGACAGTAAAAGACAGGAAAAGAGGTTCAAGTTATGACTTGCTGAAATGGATGATGGAGGGCATTAGTGCCTGTGGTGATGAACCCATAATGGTCAACGAAGACAGATCCGGTCCAACGGTAGAAGGCGAAATGGAGCCAACAACACCGATTGCTTGTATGTTTGGTTATGGTGGTACCAATCAAAGACATCACACCAAAGGAAGAAGATTGGAACTAGTAGAAAATGCCAAAGCCAAAGGCACAAAAGTAATCACATTTGATGGCGGCCTGCTCAGCAGTTTTGGTAACGTTTCAACGTATCCAAACCATTACTGGCGTGTCAGTTTATTCTCACCAATGAACAATGGTGATTTTTTATCAGACAACTCTCCGTCAGATAGATGGGAAATGCTTAAAAAAGAATTTGACGTCAAACACGAGCCATGGAGAAAGTCACAATCAGATGATCCAATACTTTTTATACTCCAACCAAAAGACAATTGGAGCATGAACGAATTAGATCCGATAAAATGGTTCAACGATGTTTACCAAAAAATAAGACCCTTGACCGATAGGAAGTTTATAGCGAGACCGCATCCAAATCACATAGATTCCATATCACAAAGATTGAACGAATTTCCTAATGATGTTGAAGTAGCAATAGGACAAAAACATTTTTACGGAGATGAAAAAAAGCACTACAGATTCCAACTCCAGGAGGCGATAACTAACTGTCATGCTGTTGTTACTCACAATTCTACTGCCGGTGTCGACTGTTGCGTTCGTGGAATCCCTACCTTTAATACCTCAGATCTTGCACTTTCTTGGCCTGTAGCAAACACAGACCTTTCCAAAATAGAAACACCAAGTATGCCGGACAGGACCCAGTGGTTGCACGACATTGGATATAAATTATGGAGCACAGAGGAAATCAAGTCAGGAAAGGTATTCGCCCGTTTCAAAAAAAAATTAAATATCAAAGACAATGAAAATTAAGGTCATAACTTCATACAAACCGGGCACTTGGACTCTGTACGCAAAAAGATCTGTAGAGAGCGTTGTTAAAAATTGGCCCGACGGTACAGCAATAAACATCTATCACGAAGGACCACAACCCGAAACCAAAGAAATTATTTCACCTAGAGTGAAATGGATAGATCTTCATGAAGTACAACCAGAATTGGTCGAATTCAAACAGCGACACAAGGACGATCCAGTGGCCTGCGGTGAACTGCAGGAAATTGAGGGGGGTGTAAGAAGACCAACGGCGTTTAATGGCAGTGACAAAAACAAAGGAACCTATCTTTTTGACTCTGTAAGGTTCTCAAACAAAATATTCTGTGTGACCCACAGTATCAAGACATCTATTGACAAAAATTACGACTACGTCATATGGTTGGATGCCGACACTTACACATTTAGACCCATGCCCAGACAGTTTCTCGAGTCGTTGATACCCAAAGATACCATGCTAACATATTTGGGTAGAGAAAATCCCGAAAAAAACGACGGCGGCAAGTATCCTGAGTGTGGATTTGTTGGTTACAATCTAAAAAATCCAGAAATTTTGAATTTTGCCAATGATTTAGAAAAAATTTATACAAGTGACAAGGTGTTCCAGTTAATGGAATGGCACGACAGTTATATCTTTTGGCATCTGTCTAAAATTTACAGAGAAAAACACAACATCAAAGTAAACGACATTGGATACTGGAAAGGAGTCAAAGGCCATCACGTGTTTATCAACTCTGAGCTGGGACTTTATATGGATCATTTCAAAGGCAAGAGAAAGACACTAGGCACCAGTGCGAAAAACGACCTGAGGGGATCAAAAAGTAGCACGGATGTCAGCAAAGTCGATTATTGGAGAGAAGCACCACCGACGTGGAGATCATGAAAATAGCAATTTTTCCAGATTATGGCAGTTTGAACTCAAAACCCGTGTTCAAAGCGTTCATTGATCATCTAAAAAGCAAAAACGAAACAATAGTTTTAAACAAATTTGACAACACGTGCGATGTTGCGGTGATTTGGTCAGTGCTTTGGCGGGGAAGGATGGCCGAAAACAAAAAAGTTTGGGATTTCTTCAAAAAACACAACAAACCTATTGTTGTGCTAGAGGTGGGAGGAATAAAAAGAAATGTGACCTGGAAAATGGGCATAAACGGAATAAACAGAGACGCCGATTTTGCCAACCAAACGTTCGACGACAAAAGATGGAAAGGGTTAGGCATAGATCTAGTGCCTTGGAAGCAAACTGGCAACGTGATTGTCATTTGTGGACAGCACGATACCAGCGAACAGTGGGTAGGCAAACCAAAAATGCCGATATGGATTAATCAACAGATAAAAACAATAAGAAAATATTGTGACAAGCCTATTGTGGTCAGACCTCATCCTAGAAACAAGATAGAATTTGACGAAAAACAATTCAAATATGTAAGAGTGAATTATCCAAAAAGAGACTGGACCACATACGATGACACAGATTTTAGAAAAATACTGACATCTTGCTGGGCGGTTGTGAATCATAGTTCTAATCCTGCTATAGAATCTGTTTTCAATGGAATACCTGTTTTTGTATCTGAATCAAGCCTCTGTCATGACGTGGGAAACACAAATATCACAGACATCCTCTATCCTGCTATGCCAAACAGAGAAAAGTGGGCTCATAGATTGGCATATACAGAATGGACAACACAGGAAATATCTCAGGGACTGCCTTGGGAAAGAATTAGAGAAAGATTATTGGAGAAATACATCAAATGAAAGTAGTGAAATTAAATTCTAGGCAAACAATTGAACCAATCGAGTGGGAACCATACACAGGAGAGACTATAATTGTCAATACCGTGATCAGAAAAGGACAGAAAATTCAGGAAACTGCATATGTTGAAGACAAGGTAAAGGCGGTTCCGGAAGGAAACGCATACATTATCGGTAACGGGCCCAGCAGAAAAAATTTTGACCTTGAATCGTTGAGAGGTTCAGGCCAGACATATGGGTGCAACGCATTGTACAGAGATTTCATACCGGATTTCTTGTTTTCGGTTGATGCGAAAATGACAAAAGAAATCAGCGACAACAAGGTATACGAAAAATGCTGGTGCTATGCTCCCTCGCTTGAGGTAAATCGTTTAACAGGACTTGTCCTAATACCAAAAAATCCACATTACACCAGCGGAAACCAAGCAATCTGGACATCACTGATACATGGACACAAAAATCTTTATCTTTTAGGTTTTGATTTTGCTGAATTTGGAAAAGACAAATTGAACAACATTTATCAGGATACAAAAAACTACGGTCCTAGGCACAATGACGTGATTTTTGAACAATGGCTAACACAATTTAGGAAAACCGTAAAACAAAGACCATACTGCCACTTCACAATCGTCCACGACAGTCCTCCGGAGTACCTAAATCATCTGCAGACCGGGACAGATCTCGGAAATACAAAAATAATTTCTTACAAAGAGTTTAAAGAGTCAGTGCTAAACCAAAAGTCTTGAATCTAGGACGCCATTTAAAAAATTTGGCGCTATGATTTGAGTAAGGATCTTTGTCAATGGTCATTTGATGAAGATGTACCATCTCATGAGCCAGTGTTTCTATAAAATCTTTCCAGGTGTCATACTTTGATTTCAAAGTGATCTTGAAAGACACAGTTGGGTGATCTAAACTGTCAACGGGAAGTTGATTTCTTCTTGTTTTGATACTTCTTGCGTCCCAACTGCATTCACATTCGCCAAAACAGTCTTTCAGTCTCTTGATTTGGATTGTTGGCAAAGTTAATCTTCCGTAAAAAATTCCTTGATTCAAAACGTTGAACCAGGATTGTGCCTGTGCAACTGTTGGTTTATGATTTTTGATACCACCACGAGTGATCAGTGCCTGCTTGACACGTAACTTCACTTTTTTAACCATTTTTTTACTGGTTTTTTTCTGTTTTTTCTTCTTCATAGGTTGACACTTTTACCAGTTGTGCTATACTAGTAATTATCAGAATTTATATGTCAAACACACAGCCGTTAATACCAGAAAACATACAAAAAGCAGTAGAAATATTAGCATATAATGAAAATATGTGGGAAGGTTTCACTGTACACGGGAAAGATGTAAGCACAGTTAGGAGCCTGGCCGAAAGCGATTATGCCTGGACTGAAAAACAAGGCAGATTGGCGCTGGCTATGATAAAAAGATACAAAACACTCTTTACAAAATATGGAATAGACATACAACCGTTAATAGACAAACCTGTGTGGAGAGACGAATTTCGTAAGATTGACTTTGAAAAATCAATCCGATCATATACCGACGAGTTAGGAAATCACAAAATTGAACTTAAATTTCCTTACAACGAAAAAATTATTAAATTGGTGAGATGCCTAAACCATCAAAAACTCAGAGGCTTAAAATTTTCTCAATATGATGGAGAATCCAAGTCTTGGACATTTGATTACATAGATGTCAACTGTTATTTCCTCGCCTTGATTTCGATAAGGTATGATTTCCAAATTTTAAATCCAGAAATCATAGACGATTACGAGAATATCAAAAAGGAAAAGTTAAATTATAAAAAAATGAGTGCTTATATTCAAGACGAAGAAATTAAATTTAAGAATGCTGATGAAAGTTTTGACGAATGGTGGAATAAAAACTATAAAAATAAAAAGTTTATACAACAATTAGATGTCGTAAACAAAAATATATATTGCGATAAAAATTTTACAACAGTCACTAGTGAAAAAAGTCATTTGGCCGATGTGATAGCGTGTTCTACAAACAGAAACATATGGATAGACAGAAACAAGTATTCATTGAAGGAAACATTATCAGCATTAATGGAACTTAACGACTTTCCAATATTTGTACCATATGCTGAATTAGAGACGCATAAAGATCTAAAAGAAGTTGAAAATTTTTTTAAGGCCTGGAAGGGACTAGGACTGGCCGACAGCGGAATTTCCTTCACTTATGACTTCAAAGAACCTATCGATTTCAGAGCCAAAACAGAAGATACATATAGTCTAGAAAGTGTTTATGGAACCAAACATTTAGGAGAAAGAAAAGATATCTATGAAAGATGGCTAGACCTGGTATCGTTTTCTAGAACATCAAAAATAATCTCAAACCAAACAAAAGTTATTTTTATAAACAGGAAATTATCAAGAACTTTTTTAAAATCTAATCTTAGGCCTAGAGTGGCACTTAATATCGAGGACAATAGTTTTTGGCCAACTGGCTCAAATACGGTAAACATCCTGGTTGATAATCTTTCAAAAAGATTGTATTATACAAGTAGAAAACCTATATAAGGAAAACAAACAATGAGCAGTTGCAAACTTGTGATCAAAGACGAGGTAAATGTAAAATTTGAAAATCTATCATTAGATCACAGGAAAAAACTACACAGCAAATTCAAATTTGAGATACCTTATGCGAGGCACTTACCAGCGGTAAAACTTGGAAGATGGGACGGAAAGATCAGTTTCTTTGGATTGGGCGGCACCACCTATCTGGCATTGGTGGATCAAATTTTACCAATATTAGAAGACGCAGGTGTATACGTTGACCTGGAAGATCATCGCACTCCAAATAATTTTGAATTCACACTGATAGACAAAAATTATCTTTCAAATATCACTTGGCCGGAATCACATCCTTGTGCAGGACAACCAATTGAGTTGAGAGACTACCAGGTAGAAATAATCAATGAGTTTATAAAAAGTCCTCAGTGCATACAAGAAATAGCCACCGGAGCGGGAAAAACAATAATCACAGCCACCCTTTGTAAATTAGTTGAAGACTACGGAAGAACACTGACCATTGTTCCTAACAAAAGCCTAGTGACTCAAACCGAAGACGATTTTTTGACTTGTAATCTCGATGTAGGTGTATACTACGGTGATAGAAAAGAACTAGGAAGACAAAATACAATAGCAACCTGGCAATCATTGAATGTTTTAGAAAAAAAAAGCAAGGACGAACACACAGCAGATTTTTTAGAAGCAATAAAAGGAATCAATACTATTATAGTCGACGAAGTGCATATGGCCAAGGCCGATGTACTTAAAAGAATGTTGACAGGACCATTTGCTCATTGTGGCATACGTTGGGGTTTGACAGGTACTGTGCCAAAAGCGGATTTTGAATTTTATGGTCTCAAATGTAGTATAGGTGATGTTGTCAATAAGATTGCGGCGAAGGAATTACAGGACAAAGGAGTTTTAGCCAACTGCAATGTAAATGTGCTACAGACACAAGACCACCCCGAGTTCAAAAACTATCAGGAGGAACTAAAGTGGCTTACCACCGATAGTACAAGAATGGATTGGATTTCCAAAACAATTGATAGTATAGCGACTTCTGGAAACACATTGATTTTAGTGGATAGAATATCGGCAGGCGAAATACTAGAAAAAAAATTAAAAGGTTCGGTGTTTATATCAGGCTCAACCAAAAACCCAGAAAGGAAAGAACACTATGATGAAGTATCTACTGCGAAAAATAAAATTATTATCGCCACATATGGAGTTGCCGCTGTTGGCATTAATATTCCTAGGATTTTTAATCTTGTTCTCATAGAGCCTGGCAAGTCATTCGTTAGAGTGATACAGAGCATAGGACGTGGTATCAGGAAGGCAGAAGACAAAGACAATGTACAGATATGGGACATTACCAGTTCCTGTAAATTTGCTAAAAGACACCTCGGGCAGAGGAAAAAGTTTTACAAAGAGGCCAATTATCCGTATAATATAGAAAAGATAGATTATGAAAATCCTTACAATTGATAATAAAACATACACGTTGGAAAAGATTCCGGAATATGTGGATGACAGTTTGAGATTTGCTGTTCTTGACAACTCAAATCCTCAAGACCCAGATTATTATTTCATTCCTTTAATTTTTCTTGAATCTTTTAATGCACCAGCGGCAGTGTTACAAGTAGGAAAGTACAAAATTAAAATGCCTTTGGATTGGAAAATGATTATAGGAGATGCCGAGCAAGGAGAATTACACGTCTTGCCAATAACAAGTTTAAATGATAGAGGTTTTGAGGCGTTTATTTTCAATCCACTTACAGGTGGAAGACCCGATTTTGCTGGAGTGGACATAGTAGACATCTACCAGGAAGTAAAATGGTATTTTCCTAAAATAAAATCTGGTCAGATTCTAGCAGTGCCCTTGAGTGATCGTCCAAATCCGCCTTGTGCTTATTTTGTAAAGGACATATCAAGGCAGTCTGAACAACTCGATTACGGATCTGTATGGTAACACAAAAGAAAGATAATAGAAAATTTTTTGAACTTCGGAACGGAATGAAAGCGATAGATTTTCGTAACAAAGATTACTATGATAGAATCGATGACAAAGAGCGAAGCCTTTACTCTCCGTACATGATAATGAGGTATGCTAGTTCAGTTACTGGAGATAAATTTTATCAGGAACACTATCTAGAAATGATAAACGAGTGCGTGAACAAACATCTTTTTACGCTGTCAGGCAAACACAAAAAACTTTGCTGGATACTTACTGCGATGTGTGGAGGATTAAAACAACAATTTCATCCATGGATAAAACCAATGAAAAAAGTACCAAACAAAAGTCTGAAACAACTGCAGGAAATATTTCCAGCAATGAAGGAAAAAGACCTCGAGACACTTGATGCTATAATCACAGACGCTGAACTAGAAGAACTCTTGGAATCACATGGAATCAAATCTTAATACCTGCACATACTGTAACAAAACATTCCAAAAGGCAAGGACACTGCAAGTGCATCTATGCGAACCAAAAAGAAGACATTTACAAAAACATGAAAAATGGGTGCAGAATGCCTTCATAGTTTTTCAAAGATTTTATCAAATACATCAAAATTCTTCAAAACCAAAAACATATGATGACTTCTGCAAAAGTGCCTATTACAACGCCTTTGTAAAATTTGGTAGATATATGATGCACATCAATCCGTTGTATCCAGACAAATATATCGATTACATCATTACTTCAAAAATCAAACTGGATCACTGGGCAAGAGACGATCTGTACGAAGCATACATTATAGACGTTTTGAAATCAGAGCCGGTTGAATCTGCCCTGCAGAGAACAATAGCAACAATGATGGACTGGGCACAGGAACAAAACGCTCAATGGAGTGACTATTTCAGATTGGTCAACACCAATCGTGCTGTTATGCATATACAACAAGGAAAGATATCTCCCTGGTTGGTGCTCGGTTGCAGAGCTGGTAAAAAAATGTTAAAATCATTTAACGATGAGCAATTACAAATGTGTGATAGATTTATTGATCCAATATTTTGGAATAACAAATTCAAAAATTACAAATCAGATCTACTGTTTGTTGAAGAAACAGTAAAGGAGGCCAAAATTGAGTAGTCAAAAAAATGGATTAGAAATAATGTCAGGAGATAGTGTTTTGGTTATTGGCAAAGATGGAAATTTAAAAAAATTAGTTATGCCGGATATGAACAAGAATACTCCACATACTGCGGGCACAGAAAGGGTTTTGGAGATACTGAAAATTTTTGATCCAACGGCAAACTTAGACATATTAGAAAATGTTGACAAAGGAAGATTGAATTAATGCCTGATGTAGATATAGATTTTTTTGACAGAGACAAATGTTTAGAACTATTCAAACATACTCCTGCGACAATTATTAAAAACCACACACATGAAAAACACAAAACCGGTGTGTATTTTCACAAAATACCAAAAAATCCATTGTCTGGACACAGTAGTCTGAACTATAAAACAGCGGAGGACAGAGGCTATTTTAAGATAGATCTATTGAATGTGAATATCTATAAAAACATAAAGTCAGAACAAGAATTAGTTGAACTAATGATCCAGGAACCTAATTGGGATATGCTGAAAGACCCAAAAATTGTAGAACAACTTTTCCATTTGAATGGCCATTTTGAGATAGTATCTAAACTGGAGCCAAAGAACATAGAACAACTGGCCGCAGTGTTGGCCATAATCAGGCCAGCCAAACGACATCTTTTATACAAGGACTGGGTAGACATTCTCAAAGAAGTTTGGATTAAACCATCCGACGGCAGTTACTTTTTTAAAAAGTCTCACGCTGTTGCGTATGCCCAAGCGATTGTTGTGCAGATGAATCAGATGTCTAATGCTAAATATAGTTTTGATGCGACATCAGAAAATCAAAAAAAAACTTCCACGTAAACCTAAAAAGAAACAAGTATTTCGAGCCGAGTACTCGTCCTACCATAAAGATAGTCCCTTGACCAGATACTTTGAAAGGAATTGTGGAATTAACAGTACAATTAAGTAGGACGTCTCATTAACTGAATTGTTCTACGCTTTATTCTTTTCTTTGCAATTTCATCTAATCTAACCACAGGACCGTGCTTTATCACGATGTCTTTTGTGGCCAGTGTAACCAAAGTGTGCCTGAAATACACAAAGTCTTTCTTTAAGAATATGTTGATGGGTATTTTTCTATTGGATTCCCACCACCAAGTTTCGCCCATCTTCAAAAATGTTGCTTTGTCTTGCGGCATCATTATACGACCGTAGTCGTAAAAACTTGTGACTTGATTGTCTTGATTCTGCACTATGCCCACAAATTCTAAATCGCCCTTTTGTATAAGCGACAGGAATGGGAATTTCTTGCCCAGTTTATCAAAAATTTCGTTCATCAGTAATCCAATAAATACTGTTAAATATGTATTATGCAAACAGTAACAAGGTATTTAATATCAAATGGTATAATCGTTTACCAAAACGGTTATCATGGAAGGAACTCAAAAGTGTACGATAGGCGCCTAAGATTATATAGGGGAGTAAGAAATCCAATAACTTTTACTTTCAAAAACGAAGATCAAAAGAGGCAAAATGTTGTTGGCAAAACATATCAGTTCAACATAATAGATACAGAATCAAAAAAAGCAGTTTTACAACGTAATTTAACCATTCTAGACGATGGTTCCACAATAAGCACCAAAGGAAACGCCCAGATCGAAATCACAGACGGTGACCTGTTGGATCTTGAAAACAAATTTTATGAGTACAGCATCAACGAGATCAAAACAGACGGTAGCACCCTAGTCACTTACGCAGACACAAGTTACGTGAGTTCAGGCACAATAGAATTGCTGGATGGGGCATATCCCCAATTTTTACCCAGTACCGAGATAACTTCTTTTACCGGTACCACAGGACCTTTAGCAAAGACTTCATCAGCGATCAATGCCTATCCAGGAAAGAACAATAATTTGGCTCTGCATACTGCGGCGATCTATACCACAGGTTTTGCGGGCAGAGTAAAAATACAAGGCACAATGGTTTCCACTAGTCCGGTTGACGCAGACTATTTTGACATAGCAAATGTTGATATCAGTGCTTCGGATTCGGTGGTATATCAAAATTTCAATGGTGTATATCAAAACGTAAGATTCAGTTACGGAAACTCTTCTGGTAATACCGGAACACTTGACAAAATACTCTATAGACAGTAAAATATAAGATATGAATCTAATTCAGTCGACTATTCTGACTTCTTTGCCTGCCGGCAAGAAAAAGACACCAAGTGGATGGACGTCATTCAATGCTCCTTGTTGTGTGTACAACGGAGAGTCCCCTGACAAAAGAAAAAGAGGTGGAATAATGACCACGGCCGACGGCACTCTAAGTTATCACTGTTTTAACTGCGGATACAAGGCCAGTTATATCATTGGTAGGAAACTGACAGCCAGGATGAGACAACTAATGAGTTGGTTGGGCATATCAGATGATGTTATCAAAAAATTAGCCATAGAAGCGATGCGACATGAAGAATCAGATACCAAATATGAAAAAAAGAAATTTGTTGATTTCAAAAAAAAATCTTTGCCAAAAAATTCTCACAAACTTGATTTTTGGTTGGAAAAATATGTAGCACAAGATCTAACAGAACCACAATACAAAAAAATAGATGGTTTATTGAATTATCTGAAATCCAGAGGTATTCAACCAGACTGGTATGATTTCTTGTATTCTCCAGACTCAAATTTTGATATTAACAAAAGAATTTTAATTCCGTTTTATTGGAAAGGAGATATTGTAGGATACACAGGCAGGCTTTTTGAAAATTCAGACAAAATAAAATACTACACAGATGTACAGCCAGGTTATGTGTTCAATCTAGATGCACAAGACTGGTCACGTAAATTTGTAATTGTCACAGAAGGACCTTTTGATGCTTTAACCATTTCGGGTGTCAGTATATTGGGTTCTGAGGTAAATGATACACAAAAGGACCTTATAAACAGTTTGAACAGGCAGGTAATTGTTGTACCAGATAGAGATGCTCCGGGAGAGAAACTCATAGACCAGGCACTAGAGTTTGGTTGGAGTGTTGCTTTTCCAGAATGGCAAAAAGGTGTTGATGACGTGGCCGATGCTGTGTTAAAATACGGAAGACTGTTTGTTATACAAAGTATTTTAAAAACAACAGAGTCCAATAAACTAAAAATTGATCTAAAAAGAAAGATGTATGGCTGATTATAGTTTCGATGTACAAAAATTATATTTAGAAATGTTTTTGGCTGACGCCGAATCATTTGCTAGAGCACAGAATATTTTTGAGCCAACGAGTTTTGACAGAAAACTGCAACCAATCGCAAATTTTGTAAAAGAATATTCCGAGGAATACAAGGTAATGCCTGATGTAGAACAAGTGAATGCCAAACACGAGATCAAGTTGAAATCAGCAAAAGATCTAGATCCTTCGCATTTCAGTTGGTTGCTAGACGAGTTTGAAACATTTGCGAGACACAAAGCAATGGAAAAGGCAATATTAGAATCGGCAGATTTGCTGGAACGTGGCGATTACAATCCTGTAGAAGACAAAATTAAACAAGCAGTTAGCATAAGTCTAACCAAGGACTTGGGTACTGATTACTTTGAGGATCCGAGAGCAAGATTAGAGGCACTTAAAAATTCAAACGGTCAGGTAAGCACAGGATGGCCCAATGTCGACAAAAAACTTTACGGTGGTTTCAACAGAGGTGAACTGAACATATTTGCAGGTGGTTCTGGAGCAGGAAAAAGTTTGTTTTTACAAAACCTGGCAGTGAACTGGGCATCAGCGGGATTGAACTGTGTGTATGTGTCTTTTGAGTTAAGTGAGGCGTTGTGTGCCATGAGATTAGATTCAATGATGGCAAACATTCCTACAAAGCAAGTCATGAAAGACATAGACAATGTTGAAATGAAAGTGAAAATGATGGGCAAACAGTCAGGAGGTATACAAATCAAATATATCCCTTCGGGCAGTAATGTAAACGACATAAAGGCATACATCAAAGAACTACAATTGAAGCAAAAGAAAAAGATAGACTGCATACTGATCGATTACTTGGATTTAATGATGCCAAAAAGTAAAAAAATATCACCTGCTGATTTGTTCATAAAAGACAAATATGTTTCGGAAGAACTGAGAAACTTCGCAACTGAATCACAAATGATAATGGCAACTGCATCACAGTTGAACAGGGCATCCGTTGAGGAGATTGAGTTTGATCACTCTCACATCTCTGGTGGTTTGTCAAAAGTACAGACAGCGGACAACGTGATTGGTATATTCACATCGAGAGCGATGAAAGAACGTGGCAGATATCAGATACAGTTTATGAAAACTAGATCGAGTTCGGGAGTTGGCCAAAAGGTAGATTTGGAATTTGACGTGGACACACTGAGAATAAGAGACCTAGCAGAAGACCCAGAATATCAACAGTTCAAGAAACAGACAAGCACGATATACGATAATCTAAAAACAAAAAGCAAAGTATCACCATCTGAACAAAAAACTGATGCGAGAGACAGTAAAGAAATTGATCCGAGAAAAGGCGACGATATCGGCAAAGTCAAAGCCACAGTGGAGGGTGGCAAACTGAGACAACTGCTCAACGAGTTACACTCAGATGAAGAACAGTAACGACATAGAATACATATATGAAGAAATGTATAGTTCAATATTGGATTCCAGCCGACAAATATTCACAGCCGGATTACAACAAGTTGTTACGGAACCAGCCACTTCACGAAATCAGTTCAAGAAGTTTTATAAAATATTGTGCAAAATACAATATTGATTATATCGAAATCAACGAACCCAAGATCAATTGGATACATCCAACATTTGAAAGATTTGATTTATGGCTAGACGAGGAATGGTGGCAAAAATATGATCAAATACTATATGCAGACAGTGATATATTCGCTATGCCATGGGCACCAGACATATTCGAGATGTATCCAGATAACGACACGTTCAAGTATTGCCATTTCTCAAAAATAGAAAATGCGGAGACGCAAGAACATTTTGATACATTCTATCACGGTTTGCTGAAAAAAGAGTGCAGTTTGGAAGATGTGCGTGAAAAAGGATTTCAGCCTGGTCTCTTTATTCTGACCAAAAAATCTAGAGACGTGATGAGACCATGGATAGAAAAATTCAAAGAGATAGGCAATGCTCACGACGGCGAAATCCTAAACTGGGCAAATATCAAAAGTAATGTAAAGATAACCAAAATGGACGAGTGGTTCAATTACAAAAATGCACATTTCAGGAGAAAACCAAAAATATATTTTTTTCATGCCGCGGGCAATAAGAAAGGAAAATCAGAGAGCCAGGAGGGTATACGAGAGTATCTAAAAAAACATGGAGTTTAAGACATACGGATGCAGTTACACGGAATATCAATGGCCCACTTGGACTCATTGGTTAGAGCACGATAACAAAGTAAAAAGATACGGAGTACCCGGATGGGGCAACGAGGATATTGCTAGATCTTTGATTTTGAATTGTGACACAAAGTCTACACAGGTTGTGATGTGGTCGGCTTTTGATCGTGTGAGCAGAGATGCCAACAAAAAATGGCCATATGTGGGCGAAGGAAAATATACAGGTTCGGACTACAATAAAGAACGCCTGTTATCAAGAACATACGAACAGATCTATCTTGCTAATCGTTATTGTGCCGACAACAACATAAAGATATTCAATTTCACTGCCTTTCCTTTGGAACTTGGAGAAGATACCGAACTTCACAAAATAAAACACCCTTTGAAAAAAGATATGCCAACAATGCCTATTAGTTTTGCGGAGTTTTGTTTGGATCATCATGCCCTGCACCCAAACATCAAAGACAGACACCCCACAGTGTATCAGCACCTCAAATATTATAATGACGTGATGTGTCCTGTACTAGATACCAAAACTGTAGATAAAGATATATCAGAACAAGAATTATATTATTCAAAATTAGAAACAAAATCAAATTGGAAAACCTACAGTGGTCCAATAAATTTTATTAAATAGAAAAAATGATATCAGTAAAAGAACTTTACAACAAACAAGAACATCAATCAGACAAAGGTGACAAACACAGTTACATAGACAAATACTACGACCCAACATTTACTCCATTAAAAAACAAAGTCAAAAAAATTTGTGAAATTGGAATACTAAAAGGCAGTAGCATGAAACTTTGGTATGAGTTTTTTGATGATGCCGAAATACACGGAGTTGACAAGAAATTAAGATGGTTCGAATATGATCATAAATCATATCTTGATAGATGTAGATTACATATAGGAAGATCAGATGACACCAAAACTTGGAAACAGATTCCAAAAGATTTTGACATAATTATCGACGACGGACACCACGAATATCAAACACAGGCAGACACTTTTCAAATTGCCTGGGAACATCTAAAATCCGGAGGAATATACGTGATCGAAGATCCCGTCGACATAGACAGAGACAAATCAAGATTTGAAGCACTGCATCCTAGTTGCGAAATTCACGATTTTAGATCTATCAGCAACGTATTCGATGATGTGATAATTCAATACATCAAGTGATGGCTTACAGGGCACTGGACAAAATAACTTTCGTTCACATTGCCAAATGTGGCGGCAATGGTATAGCAGATTGGATAAGAAAATCTGAATATCAATACAGCGGAATGACCCATGAAGTTCCTGGCAAACTACCAACTAAATGGCAAGACGATCTTTTTTGTGTTGTTCGCAATCCATGGAGCAGAGTAGTAAGTTTTTATACCTATTTCAAAAAGACCTGGAACAAACACAACAAGTCAAAATATTTAAAAGTCTTAGACAAGGGATTTGAGCATTTTGTGATGAACTGTGAAGACTGGCATCCCGAAATAGATCCCAGCATAGGACTGCCCTGGAACAAACAACTTTGTTCATTGTATTGTCATGAAAATATGAGATATCTTAGACTTGAAAATTTCTCTAAAGATTTTGAACAAATAAAAAAAATTTGTAATCGTACTGACAACCCTGTCTGGATGAACAAATCAAATACAGAATCTTATCAATCGTTCTATAATGATAGAACAATTAACCGTGTTGGTGAGATTTTTGAAGAAGATATAAAAAGATTTAATTACTCCTATTAAAAAATCTAATACCAAAATATACGTAGATAAATAGTGCCTGTATAAAAAGAAATACAGACATTCCAAAAAACAAATTAAGACTCTTGACAAATTAATCAAATACACGTTACAATAGACAGAATTTGTGTATGGTAATAAAATTACCACACAAAGATAAGGAGAAATATGAAAATAACAAAGAAAAAAACAGGATTGGTTGTTGCGATAATCGTAGCAATTGGAATCTTATGGGCAGTATTAAAACCTGCTCCGGCCGAGGCATCCGAAGTGGATGTTGACATTTATGGTTCTTTGAACTACATGATCAGCAACAACGAAGATGACAGTGGCGTTTCTACTTCAAAAGCGGAAAACAACGGATCGAGCATTGGTGCTAATTTCAGTAGCAGTATTTCAGAAGGTGTTAACGGATTCGCAACTATTGAAGTAGATGTAGATGCGGACGACTCGGGATCTAGTCCCTTTGATTCAAAACTGGCATTCGCTGGTGTTGACATGGGCGACATGGGTATTGTGTCTGTTGGAAGACAGAACTCGGTATTCAAAGGTGCTGTGACATCTAAAACAGATGTGTTTCCAGAATACGGAAATAATGCATCTCAAAAGTTGTTCAGCAGAGACTCACACACAGCAGTTTATTCTAACAACTTTGGTGCTGTCAAAATTGACAACATGATCAAAGTAGATGGAACTACTGGAAAATCTGGTGTTGACGTTTTTGAAACAGCCGCATCTTTAGATTTGAGTGACACCCTAAATTTAGGTATTGCCTACTCGGACGACAAAGTAAATCAAATACAGTACACAGGTGCTGGAATTACTTTTGACATATCTGAAGCAACTACTTTGGGTTACGCACACACAATCAAGGACACGGAAACCACCAATCTTACCACATCTGCCAATGAGATAGTAGCAAGTCATATAATTGACAACACTACATACTCGGTCGGATACGGCAAGATTGAGGACGGTGCCGCCTACACAACAGTTGGAGCCGAAAAGAAAATTGGCGAAAACTTTAGCGTATATGGCGCTTTCGAAATGACCGACCCAGCGTCTGGCGTTGACACGCAGGATGCCGCGGCAGGAATCAAGTTTACATTCTAATCATTGATCCATTTTGTTTGCCTATAATTCCTTGGGTGATAAGTAAAATTGCTCAAGGCAAATATAGGCAAACATAGGCAATGAAAGATAAAGAACTGAACGACATAACCAGGCTGTACGATAGATTCATCAGGCAATGCCCAGGCACAGAAGAATACACCCAGAGGCTCGCTGAAGAGACTCGTATCATCCTACAACTACGTTTCGTAGATTACTTCATACAAATATGTGACATCATAAAACTCACCAGAGACATACCTCACATGACCAGAGGTTCCGCTGGTAGTTCGTTGGTCTGCTACTTGCTTGGCATAACTGATGTGGATCCTGTGGAGTGGGGCATACCCATTGCACGATTTTTGAATCCAAACAGAGACGATCTACCAGATGTGGATATTGATTTTCCCCACCACAGTCAGGAAGAAGTCATGAAAAGGATATTCAAAAAGTGGCCGGGAAGTTCTGCACGAATTTCTAACTACGTGCTCTTTAAAGAAAAAAGTGCTAAACGAGAAGCGGCAAAAAGATTGGGTGCGAAAGGTAAACTCCCTCGCAGGTTCACATACGAGTCAGTTGGTGTTGATCCCACTGAAGCAAAAAGGATTGAACAAAAACTGATGGGCAAGAAGAGATGCATATCAAAACACTGCGGAGGAATACTGATGTTTCAAAGACAACTACCAAAAAGCCTGTTCACGGCGGAAAACCAAATACTACTAGACAAGAACGAAGTGGAGGACTTGGAACACCTCAAGGTGGACATTTTGGCAAATAGAGGACTATCTCAACTGCTGGAAGTAGACCCCGTGACCAAATTAACCGAGTATCCTGAAGAAGATAAAGAGACAGCGGAACTATTATGTAGGGGCGACGTGCTGGGAGTCACACAGGCAGAATCCCCGGCAATGAGGAGACTGTTTCGTGCCATACAACCAAAGTCAATGAAAGATTGTGTGTTCGCAACAGCATTGATAAGACCAGTGGCTGTGTCAGGAAGGAAAAAGGCAACAATGTTTCACGACTGGTCAAAGGAAAGAATGGAAGACACTATAGTATATGAAGACGATGCCATTGACAGAATATCCGAGGTGCTGGGTATTGACAAATACGAGGCAGACAAATACAGGAGAGCATTCGCAAAAAAAAATGAAGAAAAAATCTTAGAGTTTACAACAAGACTTGGCAATCACCCAAGAAAAAATTCAATAATAGAAATGTTACAAGGACTGTCTGGGTTTGGTTTGTGCAGAGCTCACGCCATAAATCTAGGAAGATTGATCTGGGCTCTAGCCTATCAAAAAGCACATAACAAAAAAAAGTTCTGGGAGGCGTGTCTTAAACATTGTCATGGATCATATAGACGTTGGGTTTACAGAATTGAAGCAAAAAGAGTAGGAATAGATGTAGTCACACCATCAAACTCGGATAAATGGGACACACCGGATTTTCAATATAGGAAATATGGTTGGTGGAGTTCAAAAAACTTTATGCCAGGTATGTATGTAAGAGAACTCTACATGGACAAAGTTGAATTTGCAGGACTGATAGCAAACGGCAGAGTGTTTAGAGGAGACAAAGGCAAGTATGTAACATTTTTGACACTTGGTGTTGGTAATGGAAAATATATAGATGTCACAATAAAGAAACCATTTTCCTATCACGATCATGACGTGGTCTGGGGACAAGGAATAATAAGACAATCAAACAATTCCGAATATCTTGATGTATATGATGCAAAAGGATTTACACTTGAAAAATATCAAAAATTATAATATAATTGAAAGTATCTATGCCCTACGTTGTAAATGATAAATGCATATTGTGTAAACACACAGATTGTGTAGAAGTATGCCCGGTAGACTGCTTCTACGAAGGTGAAAATATGTTGGTTATAAATCCAGACGAATGCATAGACTGTGGCGTGTGTGAACCGGAGTGTCCGGTGGATGCTATTGAACCCCTGGACAGTGGTGAATTAGTTGAATTCAACAGGACCTGGTCAAACAAATGGCCAAATATCACACAAAAAAAGGATGCATTGCCGGAAGCAGAAAAATATGCCAACGAAACAAATAAACTAGAAAAATATTTTAAAAACAAATGAGTGAATTCAAAAACGGAATTTTTCAAACATTCAGGACCTTGATGAAATCCAGTTCTTTGGGTCTTGCGGTGATCTATACACTGGGTCACATCTGCATCGCCATGGCAGTGGTTTACTATTTTACAGGTTCTAGCCTTTGGGAGGCCGGCCTAGTGGCTTTGGTTGAACCGTCAATAAATGGAATTTGGTTCTACATCCTTCATCGATGTTGGACAACATTCAATGACTGATAAAATAAAAAATTATAAATTGAACAGGGCAAGTGTTCCCATCAACAGCCACGAGACAAAAGATTTTATAGAAAAAAATCTTTCGGTGTTTCACACAGGTAGCAAACATATTACACAGATAGAAGTGGAGGAATCATTTAGAAAATTTCTAACAAAGAACACAAACAACAGCATAAATCTAGACAACTTTAAATATGCCGAGTATTGTTACGGAACAAGTCAGGCTATAACCGAATTCATAGCAAGAAATAATAAAAGAAGGTTGCGTGTCAGCAAAATAGATTTCGTTCTTTCAAAGATAGTTGGCAATGCCTATAAAATAAAAATAACATCATTGGAAGAAGACAAAATAAGAAAAAACGACTGCATCGTGATTAGTTTTCCTTTTAGTGGTAACGGATCTTACTACAACAATTATGAAGAGATCTTGAATGAAGCAACTAAATTACAAGTTCCGGTTCTCATAGACGGTGCCTATTTTGGGATCGGTAACGGAATAGAATACCCAATCAATCATGATTGCGTTACTGATTTTACAACAAGCCTGAGCAAGTCACATGGAGTTGCTGACTATAGGATAGGCATAAGATTCAGGAAAGAATTTGTAGACGATCACATTTCTGCTTCTAAAGATGCGGATGTTTTCAACAGATTTGCGGCCTGTGTGGGAGTCTGTCTGATGTCAAACTTTACACACGATCACTTACTTAAAAAATACGTTTCACAACAAAAAAAGATATGTGATGATTTAAAAATAGATATGACAAAAACTTTAACTTTTGGACTGGGGGATAACAAGGCGTGGTCCGATTATGCACGGGGCGACAATGCGAGAATATGTATCAGCGAAAATTTTGTATGACGAATTAGAGAAAGTCGACTTCATAGAATACGGAAATATAGATCTTCCCTGGAAACACTACGTCACCGAATGTGAAAAGTCGAGATCACTTAATCCAGAATACAATATTAGTCCTTTTGACGGTGAAGTATGGCAACCCGGAGCAAAGAAAATGTTCAGCATCGTCGATACCTGGAAAGAATGGGGTTACACAGAACACAACACAAGGATATGGAAGACCACCAATCAGAAACCAAAAATAAATTTTGATTGGGAAAAAGATATCAGCAAATACCTACCTTTCTCTGACTGCATAGTGACTCCAACCATGCAGGAACCAGGACATACCTTGCCATGGCATCAGGACAACTTTGTGCTTCTCAAAGAAAAATATCCATCTGGCAACATTTTAAGATTTTTGATATTCATGGAAGACTCATCGACAGGCCATGCCTTGCAGATCAAGGATACCTGGAAAACAAGTTGGCGAGCAGGAGATGTTATAGTATGGTATCCCAACGCAGGGCATCTATCTATAAACATAGGAAACAAAAACAAATGGACCTGTAACGTTACAGGTGTGCTGAAATGAAATTGGCTAAATTAGAGTCTCTACAGAAACTCAAAGACCAAGGACCTCGTAAAAAAGACAGAGCATATTGGAAAATTTCCAAAAGAGATATAAACCAATCCAACTATAATATATGGCTCTGTTGGATGCAGATGGTGATTGATTATTTGGTAAAAAGAGCGGAGCGAAGCGCCAAAATAAAAGACAGCGTAAGCGTAAATTTAGAAAACAGCGAAGCGTAAAACAGCGTAAGGCGGCTTCTGACCCCTATAAGTAAAACGTATGTACACCTCTACAGGAGAAACCTGCATCACGGAATGCTGGCCCGAGCACGGACACGTGATCAAACAGTTCAGGCCTCGTAAACCAAAATTTGGAAGAGCCATAGATCCCTTGCGTGAAAGCCTGGACCTTTGTTTCTATCGCGAACTGACCTGCCTGCAGAGATTGGCCGGCAACACCCATTTCCCCCAACTGTTGGACTACAACGAGGACGAACTGTGGATCAAGATGACCTGGGTGGGCAGACCTTTCCTGCATTTCGCTGACGATAACCGAGATCCCTATCTCGCACAGGTTGATCCCATAGTTGACGCCTTGGCCGAGAGCGACATACGCCTGGCCTATAGGTGGACACCCAACGACACACGCCTGGGCTACTGCCTCAGCATGATGATGGTTCGATCACATCAGTTGTGCATCATAGATTTTGAACGTGCATGGCCAGTGGGCTGTGGGCGAGAACCCGAGTTCAATGGACTGTTCCGGGACAGTTTTGAAACACACAGCAACACAGAATTTCGTCGCACACTCGCAGACACGATAATTACTACTATCAAGCAACCGCCGCCAAAGGGAAACTATGAAAAAGAGTGAAGCAGAAAATTTACACGCCTGGGATCAATATCAGCACAGCAAGATAGGTAATAACGTGGAAGAACGGATTCGTCTGTTTGATTTAGAATCGTATACTGGCAAGGACAAATCTCTGTTGGACACAGGAGCCAACAACGGCAAGTTCACTGCCCAACTGGCACACCTGTTCAGGCACTGCACAGCAGTGGAACCGTATGCAGAGCCGGTCGCACAACCCGACAACGTTACCTGGATAAAGAAAGGATTCCGGGATTTCTGTGAGTCCAATCGGGACACATTTGATGTGGTGTATTCTTTTGCCTGCACTATCCAGATCGAAGACATTGATCTGTTGGACACAGATGCCATTGCTGAACACTATCATCGTTTGGTCAGTGAAAACGGTATGCTGATATACGAAACACAGAAGTTGACCAAACCCAGACACCGAGCACACGCCGAAAGAATGATAGCATCATTCCAAAACAGTTTTGGCAAGGAGATCAGGATCGGTCGAGGTAGAAGCAGAGACACCAGGACCGTGCATTATTTTCAGAAGAAGACAGCATAATGGGAGAAACACAATGGGCATACATCACGACTACAAGAGCACCAGGGGTGCTAAAAAAATGGAGAAACAAAAACAACGTGAACAGCGTAGGCTCAGGAAAAAGAAACCAAACACCGACAACCGGAAAGTTGCAAAAACAATCCCCGAAGACGTGGTGCTGACCTTGGACATGATCACCGATCCCAATTTCAAAAATGATTAACCCAAGACTGTTTGACCACTACGGCATCAATATCAATAAAAATCTCAAAATCAAATCACGATGTGCCAGACCGTTTGACACTGTGTTGATCGATAAACAGGGATCCTGTTATGCCTGTGAATGCACTGCCTGGTTGCCACAGAGCATCGGAAACCTGCAGATATCTCCACTCAGAGACATCATAGGATCTGCCACACATCGCCACCTACAGGAATCTATCACGGACGGCTCTTATCGTTACTGCAACAATCAACAGTGTGCCTACATCAAGGCCGGTCGTTTCTATGAAGCCTCGGAACAGCAGATACGCTATCTGAGATTGGCCATAGACAACTCCTGTAATCTCAGATGCCCCAGTTGTCGAACACAAAAAATTTTCCACAGCCGTGGTCCAGAATTGAAACGAATGAAACTGTTGGCCGATCGTGTGTTGGAATATCTGTCCGAGTCCGATCACGGCCTTCACGTACACATAGGCAGTGATGGAGATCCTTTTGCCAGTTTGGTCTATCGATACTTCATGCGAAATGTGCCAAAACAAATGAAGCACACATACTCGTTGATGACCAATGCACTGCTACTTAAGAAACAGTATGCCCACAACGAAACAGTGTTCGACAATCTCACCGAACTACAGATCAGCATCGACGGTGCCACCAAACAGACCTATGAGAAGTTGAGGTTGGGAGGTAATTGGGAACAGTTAAAAGAAAATTTAAAATTTGTCAGCGAGATAATGACCTTTGACGTTTGCCTGCACATGGTGGTGCAGAATGACAACTGGGCGGAAATACCAATGATGTTGGATCTTGCGGATCAATATAATTTTGATAGGGTCTACTTCAACAAGATCGAAGACTGGAACACCGGTATAGATGTGTCCACACATCGTTTTGATCGTTCAGTCACATTCCGAAAGATGATCGAATCTGTTCAAGATCATCCCAAATTCAAAAGTTCTATCGCAGTCTAGATCGCCATCGATTGAATAATAGATCAGCAAATTCTGTGTGGTGCTCTTCTCCAAAGTGTTTGCCATCTCTTGCCACACTGGGTTTGTCTTGTAGTTTTCTATTTTGGTGATCGGTCTTGATCGTTGACCATTTGGGCCAGCAAGATCTTAAACTTTTTTCGTTGAAACAGTTTTTGTGTTCCACATCATATATTTCGTCAGCGAAACAATGATAGGTTTGGCAACTGTTTTTTTCAGCAAATTTTTCTACTAGAAAAAAATTTTTCAAAAAGTTATTTGTATCCGTGTGATTGTTTTCTAAAATCAATTCTTGATCAACGTTGGTTAAATTTTTTGGAGCGAGATCCAATCTTTCTCTTCTTGAATTCACAGGCCAACACACGATAACAATTTTTGGAAACAGAGTTTTCTCTGTGGCAAACAATATCCTGGTTACAAGATCGGCACTGGCTCCTGGTTGTGCTAGATTCCAAAATCTCAAAAGTTTTGATTGTAATTTGTTTTCTAATTTTGATAACCAAATTTCTGATTGTTCTAGGCCTTCACCAAAAGTATGTGAACAACCCAGCACCACCACGTTCTTTTTGCCAGGTGGCAACGGTGAAAATTCCTGTGTGCGATATCCATGCGAATTGGTATCATACATAGGATTTGTAAACTTTGGAATGCTGTCGTCTGAATAATAACCGTGCTTCATAAAACTATTTAAACCTTGGCGTGCCCGGCAGGATTCGAACCTGCGACCCCAAGTTTAGGAAACTCGTATTCTATCCAACTGAACTACGGGCACATATTTTGTTGGCGGTCCCTAGGGGAATCGAACCCCTCTTTCGAG